TCTTGTCATCATTCCGGATCATCCTTTCCTAGTAAGTTATTTCTATCATCATACACACATTTTATTCGTTACATGCATTAACCTATTTTACCGAACAATTATAAGAAGCTATTATTCGCTATATGTCACAAAAAATTTTAAATAAACCGCGATATATCAAGAAAAAGTCGATTATTTCTAATTTGTAAAAGTACCCCCCTGGTAGCTGATCCGACTATTATTAGCTACTACTCGTAAATATTCGGGGATTTATTCGAGAAAAATTAGTTACTCGAAGGGGAAAAATGGCCGGTTGGAAGGAGTGGGGAGTACGGAACGTTTTTATCAAATTTTACGAAAAACAATGTAAAGTACCCGCCACGCTGCTTATTTCCTATAAGTTATCTTATAAGAAGCCCATATACAAGGTTAGATGTGGCCCAACATTTACACATCTTTTTTTAAGCATTTTTTTAGGCCATAACAGCGGTTAGGGTAACAGATCGCGCGAGCTGAAGACTCTTATCAGCAGTTTAGGCTTGCATGTAACTATCCAACGTGTGCTTATAATACGTCGAAGCTATGTACAATTGAACATTATATTTTTAATAACATATAGCAAATATTAGCTCCAAATTACGTTACATATAACAAATATTAGCTGAATTATTACCACACATATACACACTTTGTCAATACTTTTAGAGAAAATTTTTGATAAGAATTTCTTCTGATCCGACATAAGTATTGCTTATTAAACCTTATGACTTTCACTTGTATATACAAGAGCAGCGAAACACTTTTTACATACAATAAGCGAACAATAGCTTTATATATCATCATGCATGTTGGAGCTGCTTATATACATCTTATATATACATCATCATATATGAGTTATATATACTGATAATGATGTTACTGTATATTGATACTGATGTACATATACGTGTTACATATACACATGCATGTTACGATACATCATTGAACAATCAATGAACACATGCAACACACATGCACACATACACATGACACACACATGCTCAATGTATCAATGCATGTTACATATACATTGTTATATATACATGATACATATGTATTACTATATGTTATATATGTTATTACTATTAGGTATGCATATGTACTATGGTATGTACATATAGGGTATTGCATTACTTATAGGTAATAGTTATAATACATATAGATACACACACTATATAAGTAAAGGGGATATACATTATGCTATATGAATACATTAATATGATTAACCGTACAACTAAGGAAGGCATACAGGCTATATACATTACAGTACGTAAGCGCAAGAAGCTACATGTTATTACTAATGATCTTAATATGATACATCGTATTACTAACAATGCTACTCAATACGAAACACAATACATGACAGGGTACGAATACAAGAAGCGTATAGCAGAAGCTAATAAGAAGGGTTATGAGGTATCATGATAGTATGGGCCGTTATACTAAGTAGCCTTATATACTTAGCCTATATGGATATAGTGAAGGAATAAAGGGGATATCATTTGATATTCTCTTTTTATTTGGCCTTTACCGAATAAGAATAAAAAAGGTTTCTGAATATGGCCTTTTATCTTGTATTTCTTATAAGTAATTGATATAATGGAATTAATCAAATATAAGGAGTGAATTTATAAATGAACATTACTTTACGTGAAAACATGAATATTAACGTAGGTGAAAGAATTGAAGCATATTACAATTTGCATAAAGGCGGCTTTTCTATTAAATCGCTTGATAAACAAAATCCGAATAAAGGAAAAGTTATTGGATACGCGGAAACAGTTGTAATCGAAAATGCTGTTTTTAAAATTAGTGAATCAGCTCATAAAACCATTTTAGATAAAAAACAAAAAGCTGTTTACGCTGTCGTAAGAGGTATTTTGAAAGATGCTTCTTTAACTGTTGAAACGAATACAAATGATTTTAACGAAGGATATGTAAATCCATATACAACAAAGTATTTTGTAAATAAAAACGATCACACGCAAAAAATAGAAACTGCTGAAAAAGTCATCTTAACAAACAAATCAATATTTTATAAATAAGTCGCTTATAATAGCGGCTTTTTTGTTACTTTTGAACCCTGGAAATGTTTTGACTCAAAAAAATTTAGGACTAAAGAACTATCTTTAAAAATATCGCTTGAAATACTTTACTTATAGGAAATAGTTATGTAATATACATATATAAGCTAATAACAAACGAAAACAACTTAATCGAAACTGATTAAAAAGTTTTTAAAAAAAGTTATTGACTTATAAGAAATAACTGCTATAATAAGTATTAGATACACCGATCCTTGAAAATTAAATAACAAAATCACTCACTCCGGTCTAGCTGCTTTTGCGGCTTAACTCAAGATATCAAAAGCGTTTGATGTTTTGAATTAGGTTGTAAACCTAAACAATAAAAATTGGGAGTGTTGTTATTATGACAAGATTTGTAAAAGCTGATTATTCAAACGAGCAGGATTTCAAAGAAACTTTTAAGGATATGAGCAACTTCGAAATTACAGGGATTGAAAGTTATATCGCTGAATGGTTCGAAGAAATGGAAGGATACGAAGTTGAAGTATCTACCGCTTATAGTTCTTCTACTGTTCCTATGTTAAATGTTATGAACTATGTAGAGTACGAAGGTATGGAAGTAAGTTATTTCGCCTTAGTTAACGCTCATACACTTGTGATGGTTTTAGAAGACAGCGAAGAAAATAACCATTATTATTACATTTCTTAATTAAAGCTTTTTAGAGGTTACGAACTACGGTTTGTAACTTCTCTAAAGGTTTTAATACCTTTAAAAAAAACTAATTGGAGTGATTTATTGTGAAAAAACTATCTATCAATGAAATGAAAGAACTTTGTCCTATGTGGTTTAGTAAAGGAGCTATGGATTTTTTCAATAGCCAAATCGAAACACAACCGAACAAAGTAAACATTTTCATTACTAGTGAACGTATGGAATTGGATATGGATAAACTTTATACATTAAGATGGTTTAATCATAACACTAATAAAATTGAAACACTTGGAGACTTTCAAGAATTCAAAACTTTAGAAGACGCGAGACAATTCCGCAAAACGTACACAAGTATCAAGGAAATAGAAGAGATAGGCGAAAACATGGGAATAAATTAACTTATGTTAGGAGTTATGAACTTGTTTCATAGCTCTTATAGATAATTTAATTTATCTAAAATTTAAAAATTGGAGTGATTTTAAAATGAATGAAGAACTTTATAATAGTGCATGTGGTATTGTTGGTATTTGTAATTTAGATAGCGAAGAAGAGTTAGAAAACGAAATCAAAGAATTAGAAGAAAATCCTGATTTCACTTTTTTTGGAACTTTTGAAATGACTCAAGATGCAGACGAAGAGTTGAAGCATCAAGGCTTTTCGTTAGATGATATTACAAAAATGAGTTTGAACCGATACGGAAACGTTATTGAATGTTTAAAAGCTCCAAATAGTGATTATCATGTATATGTTGGTGCAAGATAACTTTAAGTATGTTAGAAGTCATATCGCTTGATATGGCTTTTATAGATGCTTAAAACATCTAAAATTATATTAGGAGTGATTTTATTATGAAACAATTCAAACGTAAATTATTATTACCGGTAGGTTTTCTTGTTGGTGTAACTGCTACATTAGGTTTTAACCATTTCACGAAAGAAGAAGAGGTAAAAAGCCCATTAGCTTATGAAGTGTTCAAAGTCCAAGAAGAAGACAATGGTATTTTTGTTGCTAAGAATGTTAGAAAAGGAACTGATAAAGATTTTCTAGGGTTCGAACCTTCTGATGTTCTGAATGATGAAGATGTCAAAATCGGCGATATTGTAAAAGCTGAATACCGCGTTTTAAAAGGTGAAGATAAGTTTATAGGTGTAACAGATGTAAAACACCTTAAACAGAAGAAAACAGCGGATACAAGCGATGTTCCTTACAACGATGAATATGTTTTTAGCTCATACCAAATTACAAACGCTGAAAACGGCGAATATAACGGAATTTGCTATAACAATTGCTCAGACGTTAACACCGGCGTTTATTTCACATCAGAACAAGTTATGTATAATGATGAATTGAAAAACGGTGACTACGTTAATGCAGTTTATGACGCGGAAACATTAGAACTTGTAAAAGTTGAGAAGTTAGTTGAAAACGGTAAAGGCTCTTATGTTATGGCATCAGCTTTGAAAGGCGGCCAATAACATGAAGCAATTCAGATGTAAGATATGTAAACGCCTTTTGTTGTTGGGAATGTTTAAGGGAAAAATTCAAGTAAAGTGTAACAAATGCAAAAACGTGAGTGAATTCGAAGAGTGCCAATAAATAAGCGAGCACCAACATATTAACCTTAAAAATGGTTAGTGTGTTGGTGCTTTTTTATTTGTCTCTTACAAGGCGTTTAAATGCCTTTGTAACCGTTTAGAGCGCCAATGTATATATTAGGTATCAAATAGCTTTTAAGATCGTTTAGAAGCGAATTTGAAAAGCCTAGTGTATATGTTGGTGCTCTTTTTGTTTTATGGTTTTATGGCATACAAAAAGGTTAATATCATTCAGACTGTTTAAAATCCTTTGTAAGAGGTTTTTATGGTTTTGAATAGTTTTATATTCGAAAGAAATAAAAATGTGATACAAAGGAAACTGAAAAGCCTAAAAGTTATGTGGTGGTTAGTGTGTATGAACAGATGGAGCATAACAGACCGCGCACATAGTAGCAACAGCGAGCACACACTATAAGCGCTTCAGGTGGTGGCCCATAATAGGTTACGCGCACGAGTGATTGGCCCCTATAACGGAACATGGCCTTCGAGCTGTATAGGCGCGCCGCGGTGTGGCCCTGGTGACGTGTGGCACTATAACGGAAAGGTGCTGTCGAGCTGTATAGCGGCGCGGTGGTGTTGAGCTGTAAGGGCCATAACGGAAACTAGCCTTTGAGCTATAGGGAGCAGCGGTGACTAGTGCATAACGGCAAACCACCTTTGAGCTATAGGGCCGGTGCTAGTCAGAAGCGTTGGATGTATTCGTCCATTGTCATGTGAGCAGCTTCTAAGTTGTCTTGATTGCAGCTGAAAATGATATCGCACAAATCAGCAACAATTTCTTCCTCATGACCTTCTTCATTCTTGATTGTATTTGTGAACGTGATGTCTTGATAGTTGATAGGATTGATCTTATGTGTTTGATCTACCTTTTCATTGTGAAGATTTTCAAAGTAAGCAATAGCATTTTCCAGGCTATCAGAAATGATAACAGAAACTAATTTTTTGCTTGCTAATGAAAATGCGAATTTGTGATAAACTAATTGTGCATCAAACGTGCCTGTTGGAGTGATTAACCATCCACCACATTCACATTTTATTGCAATTTTATGAGCTGGAAAGTCTGTTGCATCAGTTTTTCTTTTGCATCGCTTACACATAATATCCATCGTCACATTTCTATTGAACATATTTGAACACTCCTTAGTTTTTGTGTAATAAAAAAAAGGAAACACCGACATCAAAATGTATTTATAATCCGAATGAAAAAAACAGGAGTTAGAAAAACATTCGATTTATATTTACATATGATATTGGAGTTTCCTTTTTTGGCATATCATCGCTTATTCAACAAATAAATTTGAGGGGGAATCAAATTTTGTATCAAATTAGCTACTACGATCATGAAACATATGAGAGAGTGAGTTAGTTTGTTGTTACACTTATATCATACACTGTTTTTTCAGTGTTGAAACATTTTTCTGCTCATTTTTTTTAGAAGTTGTAAAACTGACAGTGTGATTTATTTCGACTTTGGTTTTTCAAAAAATGTCCAGTGATTTATTGGCCCCCATCTACTGAAGGTGAAAAAGTGTCATTTTGATTTAATTCGATGTTGATTTTCAGGAAAAAGCCTAGAGATTTTACTACCCCTACTTCATTAACTCAAATCCTACGAGTATGATTTATTTCGATATTAGTTTCCAAGTGAAAGGCTAGAAAAATAACCTCCCCTATCATATAACTATACCTTTTTCTTCCCAAAACTTGCGGATCACTCTTCTAGCTTCAACTAACGTGCTGTATCTACCTAAACGATGACGTTTACCTTCGTATGTAGCTTCACAACGCCATTTTTTATTTGTTTTACACCAATAAACACCACGGATACCTGATTTACTGTTGTTGCAAGCGGATTTATTAATAGAATTAAACGACTTTGTAACAACCCTCAAATTATTACTTTTGTTATTAAGGGGATTTCTGTCTATGTGATCCACAACTAAATCGTTTAACGGTTTTCCTGAAACAAGGTGATGCAAAAATACAACTTCACCTTCGTGATAAAAAACAGCAGTAAAGTAATCTTCCTTTTTGCTACTTTGTCTAATTGAAATAGAAGAGATTTGTTCTAAAGTATTTAAAAAAGAGACATCCATGATAACAGTAAATTCACCGTGGATACTTTGGACATAAATTTCAATATCCTCACCTTTTACCTTGTAATTATTTTTCATAATCATCTCATACCCCTCTCGTGATTTGTTAACATCATCATACCCACTTGAGATAATATTGAGACACAAAAAAGACCATAGGTTTCCACACCTACAGTCTAATGAGAAAAGTACGAAATAATTATCCGTTGTTAATATTATATGGCCTTACCAACGAAGAGTCAAGGCTTATTGTGAAATAAATTGTTGTGTCCAATACGAACCATAACTACCGCCGGTAACATAACCTACACCGATTTGTGTATATCCTGCATTGAGAATATTCGCCTTATGCCCTGGTGAATTCATCCACGACTTCATCACTTCTTCAGGTGTTTTCTGACCAGCTGCAATATTTTCCCCTGCTGTTTTATATGAGATACCAAAATTTTTAATCATAGTAAAAGGTGATCCGTATGTTTTTGAATTGTGATCGAAGTAATTATTATCCCTCATATCCTTCGACTTGAATTCAGCTACACGCGATAGCTCCCAATTTTCCTTTAATGGTTTAAGACCGGCCTTTGCTCTTTCAGCATTAACTAACTTAATAACCTGTTGCTCATATGAACTATCTTGTGTGGGGATCGTTAACTTTTGGCCCACATAGATTAAATTTGGATTCTTGAGCGAAGAATTTGCATTGATTAATTCTTGTACCCCTACTTTATTCTTAACTGCAATCTTCCACATTGTATCATTTGGTTGTACAGTGTAGGTAGTAGCGGCTAAACTTGTAGTTGGAATTAGTAAAGCAGCTGCTAATGCTGTAGTTGCTACGATTTTCTTCATAAAAAAATCAACTCCCTTTCGAAATCAATCATATCACCAGGAGATTAACCTAGTAAATGACCAATTTTAGGAAGTTGATTAGTTGTTATGATACCTTTTTAAATTTCTTCGATAACCAATCCAATCCTTTTGTAGTGATACGAGATTGAATGTATGTCTTTTCAGAGTGGACACCTGAACCTGTCTTTAGTGCAAAATACCCATCATCTACAAACTTCTGATATGGAACATTCCGGTTCTTGTATAAAATTTCATTCTCACGAAGCAGCGCGAAAAATTCTTTCTGACCATAACCTAAAATTTTACCAACGTCACGGATGCAATAAGAACCTTCGCTATCTATGTAGCGGTCATATGATTCAACTTTAGGTTTTTGAATTGTTACCAGCTGTTCTAACAATTGCTTTTCCTTTTGTTCTTCGATCCACTTTTCAGCTCTAGCAATCGGATCACCAATCATATATGAAGGTTGCTTCAAATTGTTCTGAATGTATTCCTTCATCTTCTTGAATTCTGCAAGGAACGCAACTTTCATTGACATTGCAGCAGGAGTTACATATGACATAATGACCAACATAAAACCGTCTTCAGTTAGATTGTATTTCTTGTATTGGCGATTCTTTGCTATACCCACCGCGTAAACGTTGGTATAATGGGATTCCTCAAAGTTGAGTTCTGCATATTCTTGCTCACCAGCTTCATTCAACTTATCAATGTGTACTTCGATATCACGAATAACATTGTCGTGACGAATTCCGAATGTGTTAGCAATCAATAAACTGTCAGTTAGAACCTGTTCCTCTTTAACAAAAACTAATTCACTTTTCATTTTTTACTACCTCCCATATCGTTATGCTTGTATTATAACTGATCCTGGAAGACGGTGCAACAATTTCTTCGCACATTTTTTTGATCGATAATGTTTTTATATTTGTTATTAGTTATTGTTAATTATTAAATAAAGATTCTTGTTGGTTAAGGCTAATTGTTATTAGTGTTTTAATTGTTAGTTATAAATAATTATTAATTATATTTAATTGTTAATAAAGAACTATATTTACTTGAACTGTTAATTATATTTTAATTATAATATAAATAGAAATGTTAATTATATTTAATTATAAATTATATTTAATTATATATATTATTTAATTATTATTTAACTGTTCCCTTGTTATTCAGTTTTGATACAACAAATTTTAAAAAGAGGTGGAAATCATGTTTGGAAGTAAATTGACAGCAGGTTTAGATGACGATTTAAAGCGTGTGAAAGAAAGTTGCGAAATGTACGCTGATTCATTAGGATATAATATTATTGTTGACGAATTAGGAAATGTTTGGTTAAATAAAGGTAAGACTTGCCACAAAGTTATAGGGTGGTACACGCTAGAACAGGAATTACATCAAGAATACGTCTTGAATGCATTTAAAATTATCAGGGGGTTATAGGTTATGGAAGAAGAATACGTTGTTAATTACAAGCGTGTGAAAGCTCTTAATGCTGATGCTGCAACATCAGATAAGGTTAACTACACGAAAATGTTTGAATTGATTCATCAGAAGTACAATGAAGTTGTGGAAAATAGTTACCAGCAATTGATTTTGGTTAGTGGTTGCGGATCAATGGAAGAGTTTCAACGTCTAGGCTACATACTTAAAACTTCTGACAATCCGGACAATAAATTTAATCGTACCATTTCATTGTACAAGCTAGGATCGTTTGGAAGTAAACACATTATGTCACTGGAAATCGTAGCTGATTTTACCGGCGGTGTAGTTAAATTCGTATCTAAGCTGTTGGTTAATGAAATGGAACAAGAATAGGCCGTACCAATGAAAAGGGGGAATAGATTTGTATAAGACTGAAACAATGATTGAAGGTGTGTTAGAAAACAGGGATGACCATGTTCAACGTAATTTAAGGCTCATATGGTCAGTTGTATATCGTTTTCAGAATCGCGGTTATGATAACAATGATTTGTTTCAATTAGCTTCTATTGGCTATTTGAAAGCTTTCGATAAGTTTGACGATTCTTTTAAAGTGAAGTGGTCAACTTACGCTGTTCCTATGATGATCGGTGAAATCCAACGTTTTATTCGTGATGATGGTATTATTAAATCACCTAGACGTTTGAAAGAATGGGCCGCTAAGTTTCGTATGAATGAATGCGAAGGATTGAAGCGTGAAGAAATTGCTGAAAAATTAGAGCTTGACTTATCGGAAGTAGACGAGTTATTATATTATTTGAAGGTACGAAATCCTGCTTTCATTGAACAAACTGTTTACGAAAATGACGGTGATCCCATTACCCTAGCGGATCAAGTTGGTGATTTCGACGATTACTCCCATACTTTTGTAAAAGAGTTCCTGGAAACATTGGATGAACGTACTGTCAATGTGGTCAAACTTGTGATGGATGGTAAAACGCAAAATGAAATTGGTGAATTGATTGGCGTTACTCAAGTCCAGGTTTCGCGTATTATCAAAAACAAAGTTAAACCGCTGCTAGAAAATTATTTAAAAGGTCAAGGTCAATTCGACAACGTAGTGAAAGAGAGAGCACAAGTAGTTAGAAAACCTAGTCCTAAAAATATTAAAAAACAGGAGAGTGTTGTTACTATGTTTAACGCTAAAAAACCTTTGAATGGATTGACTGTTGAAATTTATCACAAAATGCGTAACGAAGGTAAATCAAACGGTAAGATCATGAAATTCTTCAGACTCAATAACGCTTCTTATTATGGTTGGAAGAAAGAAAATGGTTTAACTGATACAACTAAAAGCGCTGTTATTTCAAATCAACGCAAAGGTGTATCAACTAAGAAGAAACAACAGGGGGATTCAAAAGATATGATGGCTACTGCTATTAAACCGTCTACATCAGCTTCACAAGTTAGTAAATTGGACAAGGTTATCACTGATCTTGAGCAAACAGTTGAAAGCTATAAATCGCAAGTTTCTTCTCGTGACCAGGAGATCAAACGGATTCAGAAACAAATGGATCAACAACGTGAAGGTTTTGAAGAAGCTGTTGCTACTTTAAATACAACATGGGAAAACAAAGTATTGGAAAAAGAATCAGTTATTAATCAGCTGCAAACTTCCATCAAACATAAAGATAGCAACGTTAAGTATGTAAAAGATCAATTTGCTCAAGTGGTTTCAGAACGTGATTCTATTGTCGATAAAGCTCAACTTTTACAAAAAGAATTAGATTCATTAACAGCGCGATACACTAATTTGGAAGAAGATTACAACAATCGCAATGAATCATATGAGCGTGTGTTAAAGCAAAGAAGAGAAGTCGAAGCTGCTCATTTTGCTATTAACGAAAAATATGAACAGACATTACATGATTTTGACAACGTTTCTCAAGAACGTGATCGCTATGAAAGTGAAGCGCATGAGTTTAAACGTTTGTATGAAGATGAATTGCAACGTGCTAATCAATTAGAAGCTGCTATTCTTTCTTACAAACAAGAGCTGGAAGAAGCTTACGAATGCAATGATAACAAGCAGAAAACACTTGATGCATTTGAAGAAGCTAATGATATCATAGCTAAACATAACAAAGAAATGAGCAAGAATTTAGATAACGTTTTAGAAAAAGCTGATGCTGCTGAACGACTTCATCAAGAAGAAGTTAAAATGCTTCATGATAAGATTGATAAGCTGCAAGGAACATTAAAGCTTTATCTATAACTAACAATCGCGCCGGTGCTGATCCGGTGCTTTTTTTATTATTATATTCTATTTTGTCCATTTTATTCACCTGAAAAGAAATTATTTCACTTATAAGAAATAGTTGACTTATTGGTTATTGGTGTGTATACTAAGAGTAAGATAACCGAAAGGGGAAATTAAAATGGCTAAATACAACAATGTTAAAACGTTAAATCACTACATCGATCTTTTTGAAAAGGAGTTAGGTCGCAACAAATCAGCTAATACAGTTATCAATTACATTTCGGACGTTAATCAGTTCGTTACTTATATGGAACAGAACGATGTAGATATGAACATCAATAACTTCGAGAAGGAAGATTTTCTTAACTTCATCGATCACCTTAAACACAAATATACATCAGCTGCTACAATCGAACGTAAAGCGGTAAGCACAAATGAGTTCCTTTCGTTCTTAAACCGTACTGGACGCATGAAGAAAGCTCCATTCATCGATAAAAAGGAATTGAGTAGCTATTTACCAGCTAAAAATAAAAAGAAAGTAAAGTCACTTTCTAAAGCCGAAATCAAAACGTTAGTTTTTGTTTCTGATGATCTTTTGGAAGAATGTATAGTGAGAGTTCTTTTTGATGGAGGTCTTCGTGTAAGTGAACTTGTGAATGCTAAATGGAGTGATTTAGATAATGATTTTGGTCGTTATATCTTAACTGTTTTAGGTAAGGGTAAAGGTGGTATGTCAAAAAGAAGAACTGTACTAATCAGCGAAAAAACATATGAACGCTTGATGGAAATGAAAGAAGGACGTACTTGGAATTCTGAATATATTTTAGAATCAAATCGAACTAAAAAGCCTTTATCAACTAGACGTATCAATCAAATCCTGGACAATTTAGCTAGTAGAACAGGCATTGAAAACTTGAGTAGTCACATTTTCAGAAAAACAAGAGCTACCGAATTAATTGAAAGTGGTTTAGAAATTAGTTTCGTTAGTGAAATGCTAGGTCATTCTGACGTTTCGGTGACTTATCGTAATTATGTTGATAGCGAAAGAAAACTACATGATAAATTAGAAAAGTTTACAGACGGTATTTAATCCGTCTTTTTTTGTGTATAAAAAACATTTACAGGGGTATGATGATAATAGAGGTGATCGGAATGGAGAATGAAATTTGGAAGGATATAGAAGGATACGAAGGATATTATCAAGTTAGTGATTACGGACGTATCCGAAGTTTAACTAGGGTCATAAAAGGAAAAACTTATAAAAGTCGTATCATGAAACCTAAAGTAAATAGTTATGGATACCATATGATTACTTTAACGAACAAAGAACAAATCAGAAAAAATCATGCAATACATCGATTGGTTGCTTTTTCATTTATTAAGAACGATGATCCGATCAACAGAAAAGAAGTGAATCACATTGATGGAAAAAAAGAAAACAATGAACATTCAAATTTAGAATGGTCTACAAGAAGTGAAAATATGAAACATGCTTTTAAAACTGGTCTTGCTTCTAACAAAAATAGAGGATTGAAACCACCTATTCATTATGGATCAGATAACATAAACACAAAATTAAATGAAGATGATGTTCGTTTTATAAGAAAACATTTCAAAGCGAGAGATAAATTATACAATTCGTATTCTTTAGCTAATATGTTTGATGTTAGACCTAGCACTATTAAACAAATTGTTAATCGCAAGACCTGGAAACACGTAGTATAAAAATAAAGCCCTCCTTAATTGGAAGGCTTTTTTAATTGCTCATTTGCTATATAAACGATCCAGGATACCGCGATTATCGTTAACATAAGTTCACCTCCTGTCAATCTTGACTAAAACAGTTGGATAATTCAAGTTAAACTAAAGTCAACTTTTCTTCGATTTTTTGGATTTTTTCGGTTTTTCTTCAGTTTTTTCTTCTTTTTCTTCAAGTTCTTCTTTTTGGTACATTCTTAATTCAGTTTCGTAAACTTTCTTCTCGACTAAATGTAAGGGTGTACCATAAAGAGCTGTATGTTTTTCACTATCATAAGTGTGATCTAATCTGTCAGTAGGTAACATTTTCATAAATATAGGCTCTAACTGCTTTCCATTCACGAAGGGTAAATATATACTTTCGTGTTTTTTTGTTTTGAAACAAGCGTCTAAATCAAATGGTTTTAACTGATCCACCAACGAACGATAAACGTTAAGGTTTGTATTTTTGAACATGAAGAAATTTGTAGAAGCGGCCTGGATAGTTTCCCATAACATCCTATTTATTTTTTCGGGTGTATGGAATACAAGACACGTTCCTAATCTGTACTTCGCTGATTCTAATAACATATCCGATAAAGTGCGATTGAATGGTTCGGTATCATATTGATGAAATTCGTTAAATACAGTGAAAGTAACATTGTCTGTCTTTTTGATTTTCTTCAACCAAAATATTTTTAATAACAGAAGATTCATAATTACTCGTGTTCCCATTTCACCGAAACCACCGGTCTTCTTCATACGAATCAGAACTACTTTGTTCTGCTGGATAAATTTTTGGAGATCGAATTTTTTGTTTCTAGGACAAGCGAATAAATTCTTCATAATGGACATATTCATCATTTCATCCAAACGGTTAATTACAGCTCCTTTAACTGCTGATGAATGATTAGCTTCAAAATACTCATGTTCAAGTTGTAAAGCTAATATGTCGTTACCTTCATCTTTGATTTTCTGTTGAAATTCTCTAGCTATTTTATCTGACTTTAGGAAAACCATCATATTATAAAGGTTACATTTACATGCCTTTGCCACAAGACGAGCAAGCTGCTTTGATGTATAGTTCTTATCCAGGTCTAAAATTTGAACTAAATCATTAGAAATAACATCAATACCACCACTACCTATAGATTCAATTACATCGTCAAGTCCAAAGTAAATAGGATTTTCAGTATCGCACAAATCAACATCTATCACTTTATTTTCAGGTAGGTTTTGCCTAATCAAATCAGCTAATCCCCTTCCTGCTTCATCAATACAATCACCTATAATAGCACCATGACCTTGTTTAGCGTTTTCTATGATGAACCTAGCACAAGATACATCTTTACCCATACGTTTAGAACCGATGAATGCGTAAGCTCCACAAAGATGATCTAAATTATCAACAGGTATTTTAACCGCAACATCATTCCCTTTAACTTTACCGTTACCTAACCAAATGCCTTTCTTTCCTAATAAAGACGGATCAACAGCCGTCACACCTTTTTCATCTACTTCCAGGTGATAATCTTTCTGAAGTGATCGGTTAGGAAGTACGATAAAGTGTGCTATTTCCTTGTTCGTTAAAATGAACCGCTTTCTGAATGATAAAGGAACATCTACTTTGCGGCCCAATACCTTACGTTTGTAGAATTGTTTGGCTCTTTTTGGTTTTATCTGTTTGGCAATAAGTTCATTGTCATGTTCTAACCGTTTCAACGTACTAACTAGACCGCGTGATATCGTTTCTAAGCGTATTTTATCGTTACTTTGAACAATTAGTCTCAAGCAACAATCAAACGCTGAATATCCCATCTTGTTAGTACTGTACTCACTCTTCTTGATTTTAGTTGGTAAGTCCTTCAGTTGAACGTTCCCTTCTTTATACCAATCGTTTTCTGATGGTTGAAATCCAAACTGGATCAGCGCTTTTTCATCATCCCTGAACAATTTACTAAGCTCAAGGAAATCACGTAACATCTTATCTGACAGCTTTTCATGTGGTTTTAATGTTAGGGCCGGTGTGAATTTCAGTGTGAATTCATAAATAATTGACTTATCCACATCGAAATCAATAACTTCTTTATGCTGCTTTAATACTTGAGCTTTGTACCATGTAAATCCTATTTGCTGCTCTACATATTCTTCCTGGTGCTCATTGGTTGTAATGAATTGTTGCACCTTTTTGTTGTCTATAACTGTTTCCATGAAAATTTTATCCTGTTGAGGTATAGACAAACCATCTTCACCGTACGAGAAATTCCGGACTTGATTAAAAAATTCTTTGTAAGTATTTGCGAAAGCTTCTATGAATACGTTTATCTTTTCGTTATCTGTTGTAGGAACAGGCTTTACAGAAAAAGTTGTGTTCATCGGTTCGGCTAGTTGAAAATTAAAGGATGGTAAAGTTAACTTTTTCTTCTGTTTAGCTTCAGGCTTTTCAAATTGGCGCACATTGACGTTTACATCCGTAGAAGGTCTAACTATTGGTAACTTAGGTTCAACAGCAACAGGAAGAAGTAGGGGATCGTTTTGAGGTGATCCCAATGTTAATTTCTTCTTCATGACCATTTGAGGATTATCTAATGGTTTATTTTCCCTGGAATTTAATGTTATTTTCATAACGCTTCAAGCACTCCCTTCACGATAGAAATTGTTTTAATTAACATTGATGAATCAGAAGCTTCAACAAGGTAAGATAAAGCCATACCAAAACCTACACTAAAGCCAACGAATGAACCAATAATGAATTTAATCATGACTACCTCCCCATTGTCATGCTTGAGAACGCTTGTGATAACGTATCATTAAGCATGTTTCCTATAATTGCTACTAACATAATCGCTGATGGTACAAGGAAACAACCACCAATAGCAATTGCAGCTGTTAAAATTATCTTCTGACCAGCACGTTTTTTAAAGATCATTGTGATTAGTCCACCAAAGATAGCTAAAGCTCCTAAGACCATTGCCATTTCTTGAAATACTCCAAACAATCCAGTTGTATGCGACCATAATCCGAACGATTGACTAGAACTAGCTGCTGTAGAAACCGTACTTGCCGCTGAAGCTGCTTTAGCTGTAAATGAAGCACTAACCGTCCACAAGAATACTGAAAGCTTCTGTAGCTTTTTAATGCCTTTGCGGTTATATTCGTTTTTCACAATAGCTTCCAGGTCAAATTTCTCCACTGACATAAACTCATTAAATGGGATCACTTCATATTTTTTCATTTTTTGTTTTCCTCCAATTTTTTAATGTATTTGATGTAAGCAGGAATTCCAACGGTATGCCATACAATCCACATACCAGCGACACTCAAAAATGAAAACATTTGTCATTCTCCTTTTCATGAATAGGATTTGGATAAGGTGTACATACTAAGTTCAACAACAATTAAGGGAGTGATTTAAAGATGGTGGAAGCAATCTTAATCAGTATCGGTTTAACAGGTTTATTGGTGGGGTTATGGCCCTTCTAATTGGGTATAAAGTGGTATTTAAACTGTTCGCTCCACTCATAAATTCGATTACACGAACAGTTTATGCTACTCATATTCAAAAGTTGCAAGTACCAGGAATTCATTTTCCAAAAAGTTTCGGCGGTAAATTATTAGTGGGTTTTTGAAAGGAAGGAGCAGCTGATTTTGGTTGCTCTTTTTCTTTTTCTACCGGATCAGACTTAACAATTGGCTCAAGTGGTAATTTTGTATCGAAGTGTTCTTTAAGGATAGACATTACATAACCGGAAAAGTTGTTCGATTCACCTTCAATTCGTTTCAAGATACTCATATGCCAAGCAGATTCACGATTGAACACTACAGGTTTACGGATGTACTTGCTAGACAAGCTTCATCACTCCTTTTTAATAAGTAGGTGAGAAGAAGTTGTTAAGTAGTTAATAACTCCTTTTCATAATCCTAATATATGGGCGATAATCTAAATATTGCACGTACTATTTCAAAAAAACGAGAAATATTTCAAAATTATCACAAATGTAATAAAAAGGCTTGTTTTATTTCAATTCTGTATTATAATGATAAAGTAACTTTTAGTAACAACGAAGGGGGATTTCTTATTGAAGAAGAATGCTGTTTCTGATGAACTTTGTGGTTTATTGGATGGTGAAAATGAAGAAACCTTACGAGAAATTTGTTCGGTAATTACATATTATTATGGATACCGTTCAGGCCAATGTTCAGGTTCTAAAAAGTTTAGCCAAATTATTGCTGAAATACAAGAAGAAATACTGGAAAAAGTTAAGTAATTCATGTAAAATCTTCATATAGACTCTTATATGGAGGTTTTTATATGAATGGAAGAGAGTTTTTAGAAACGATTGGACGTTTGGAGTTCAGTAGTGAAGCTGAAGCGTGGCGATTTTATTCATCACTTGAAACATCAGCTAAGAAATTGAAAGAAAAGCACAAGAAGTTGGCCCTAACCGAAGTAGAAGCAGTCGGTGAATACGCCAAAACTAATTACGGTGGAGTCCAGGTGATCGAAACAAAAACGAAGAAGCAGAAAGAATCGCTGAAGTTTTTCCTAGCTGAACGTGGACTTCTCGACTTGTGCCGTAACGATGACGTTGACCTGAACAAAGTTCAAACTTTGATTGATGCAGGAAAGTTAACTGAAGAAGAGGTTTATGAACATATAGACGTTAATCCTTCTTCTTATTTAAAATCAAAATAATGGAGGTCATTATGACACAAATCATTAAAGATAACGGCGCTCGTAGCTTACCGTTTGATCCGTACCGCTTAGAAAGATATATCGATAGTGCTGCTGAAGGTATTGATATCCCTGATGCATCGTTACGACGATTTAAAGCAAGTATTATTGGTAACATCCAATTTAAAGATGAATATACAGCAGATCAAATCACTAACTTAATGCTTATGGTTAGTAGCGAAAACACATCAGTAGAAGAACCTGATTGGACATATTTATCAGCTGAATTCTTTTTGCGTGATCTTTATAAGAAAGCTGCAAAAAATCGTTGTTACGATCCGAAAGAAAAGTACGGTTCGTTATATACCCTGGTCAAACGATTAGCTCAAGAAGGTATTTATGCTAAATGGCTTCTAGCTGAATATACAGAAGAAGAGATTAACCGCTTCAGTGATATGATTAATCCTGAAATGGACAAGCTTTTCACTTATGCAGGATTGTTAGCTTTAGAAGATAAATATTTAGCTACAGATCATGCTAAAAATAAGTTCGAATTACCACAAGAACGTTTTATGATTATCGCTATGACTTTGATGGTTAAAGAAAAATCTGAACAACGTGTCGCATTAGTTCAAGAAGCTTATTGGGCCTTGTCTAGCCTGTATATGACCGTTGCAACACCGACTTTAGCTAATGCTGGTAAGAGTTACGGTCAATTATCAAGCTGCTTTATCGATACAATGGGCGATGATCTTAAAGCTATTTACGGAACACTTGATAATATCGCTCAACTTTCGAAAAATGGCGGCGGCATCGGAATTTATATGGGCCACGTTCGCTCATTGGGTTCAGATATCAAAGGATTCAAAGGCGTTTGTGGTGGAACAGTACCGTGGACTAAACTTGTTAACGAAACAGCTATCAGTGTGGATCAGTTAGGTCAACGACAAGGTGCAATGGCGGTCTATTTGGACGTATGGCATCAAGACATTTTTTCATTCCTTGACCTTCGATTAAATACAGGTGATGAAAGAAAACGTGCTCGTGACATTTTCACCGGCGTTTGTATCCCTGATTTATTCATGGAAAAAGTTGAATCGCGTGGAGATTGGTATTTATTTGATCCTCACCAGGTTTACAAAGTAACAGGTAAACGAATTGAAGATCACTTTGATGAAATTGAAGAGTTTGATGAAGAAGGAAATCGTAAAATCAGTGGTTCATTCCGTGAATTCTATTATGAATGCGTGAATAACAACGATCTTGATAAGCGTGTTGTTCCTGCTATTGACATCATGAAGGGTATCATGCGTTCTCAATTGGAAACAGGAACACCGTATATGTTCTATCGTGACCAAGTTAACCGTGAGAACTCACAAAAACACAAAGGTATGATTTATTGTTCTAACTTATGTACAGAAATTACACAAAACCAATCACAAACTTATTACCTTGATGAAAATTTAGACCTAAAAACAGGCCGTTCGACTCAAGAAAAAGTGTTAGGTGATATGGTAGTATGTAACTTGTCTTCCATTAATTTAGCTCGTGCTGTTACTGATGACGTGTTAGAAAGATTAATTCCGATTCAAGTTCGCATGCTGGACAATGTTATCGATCTTAATGACTTACCTTTAGCTGTTGCAAAATACACTAACCATCGTTACCGCGCTATTGGTTTGGGAACATATGGTCTACATGATCTACTTGTTCAGAAAAAGATCAGATGGGAAAGTCAAGAAGCAGTAGATTTCAATGATAGTTTGTACGAAGATATCGCTTATTATACCATCAAAGCTAGTATGGAATTAGCGAAGGAAAAAGAAGAATATCCACTGTTTGAAGGTTCTGAATGGGAAACAGGTGAATATTTCGCTCGTAAAGGTTATATTGCACGAGATACAGTAGATGAACTTTCTTTCCCTGATCGTTGGGAGGATTTAGCGAAGAATGTTATGACAAATGGCATGCGTAATGCTTATCTAATGGCGGTAGCTCCTAACTCTTCAACAGCTATCATTGCAGGAACAACAGCTAGTATTGATCCGGTGTTCCGTAAAGTATATCAAGAAGAGAAAGGTAAGTACCGTGTGGTTAGAACAGCACCAGGAATTAATCCAACTAACCAATGGTTCTATAAAACAGCTTATGTAATTGACCAAAATTGGAGTATTTTACAGAATGCAGCACGTCAAAAACATATTGACCAAGCTGTTTCATTCAACTTATATGTTCCAAGTGAAATCAAAGCTAAAGAGCTGCTTGACTTACACATGACAGCATGGAGAGAAAGACTGAAGACAACTTATTATGTACGTAGTCAATCGCAAGAAGTCATCGATGAATGTGAATCTTGTCATAGTTAACAGGAGGGGGTTAATTCCCCTTCTTATTTTTGAAAAAAGAGAGGAAGAGTAAAATGAAAGAAAGAAAACTGTACGATGTCGAAGCACCAAATAAATCAACAGGGATTGTAAATGGTGAAAGTTCAAATATCCTGAATTGGTCAGATATCCGTTATCAATTCGCGCGTACGAAATATAAGAAAATGATTAGTAACACATGGTTCGCTGATGAAGTCGATATGAGTACAGATATTAAACAATTTCCTCATTTGACGGAACACGAACAAGAAGCTTTCCTTAAAATTATCGGTTTGCTTGCATTTTTGGATTCCGTACAGTCTGATTACGTGGGCCGTATTGCTGATTATGTGACTGATTCATCACTAAATGCAACATTAATCACACTTGCTTTCCAGGAAGTTGTTCATAATGAATCTTATACTTACGTTTTATCGTCACTAGTTAACCGCGCTGTACAAGATAAAACATTCGATTATTGGCGTACAGATGAAGTTTTACGTGAACGAAATGATTTCCTAGCTAAAGGTTATGAAAAGTTCACTGATGACAAGACAGTAGAGAATTTTCTTGAGTCAATGGTTTATGACGTTATCCTGGAAGGGCTATTCTTCTACAGTGGATTTGCATTTTTCTACAATTTAGCAAGAAACAAAAAGATGTTAGCTACTGCTAAGATGATTAACTTTATCAATCGTGATGAACAAATTCACGTAGGTTTCTTCTGCGACTTATTTAAAGCAGTTTTAGAAGAAAATCCGCAAATTGATAAGAAAAAGATGGAGCAGTTTGTTATTAATACTTTTACAAAAGCAGCTGAATTAGAAATTAATTGGGCTTCATACATCATCGGCAACAAAATTGAAGGACTTAACGTTGTTGAAGTTCAGGACTACGTTAAATTCATGGCGAACAAACGTGTAAACGAATTAGGATTTGGTAAAGAACGCATCTTTGAAGGTTATCGTTCAAATCCGCTACGTTGGATTCAATATTATGAAACAGAAGGCGCTAAGAAAACTGACTTCTTTGAACGTAAACCGGATGATTATAAGAAAGCTGGATCAAGCAACGGATTTGATGAACTATAAAATTATGAGGTGATTTGATGAATTCCATCCCTTTAATCAGTCAACAGTACAAAGTAACTGCTATTAAAGCTAAAACGAAAGCTTACTTCTTTGAACATATCGAAGTAGGTGACATCCTGGAATTTCAGATGTTTATGTCACATTCAGGCCGTGGCAGAAGTGGAACGTACGCTTCAGATGTATTGACCATCAATGTAACTAAGAATGGTATGCAAGCTTACAAGACTCAATCACAATTATCAAACATTTTAAGTCGTTGTTTTGAGATCGAACTTAATAGTATATGACCATCTATAACTAATTTATAACCAAATGGAAAAATAATTATTGACGAACCAAAACTATCCATGATATATTTATATCAGAAAGTAGTTAACCAATCAGGAGGTAGAAAAAATTATGAATCAAGCACCGCAATTTAATCCAAATTTTTCTTATAACAACTTAGGAATGGTAGTTGGTAAGCTAGTATACGGCTCACCAGCACTACGAAATGACCAAACAGAATATGGTTGGGACTTCTTGCTAAATGCAACAGGTTTCGGTTCTGTAAACCTTCGCATTCCAATGTTAGATAAGGCACAAGCTAGTATCAATCAATTTCCAATCGCTGATCCTAAACCGCGTGTACGTGCTGGATTAGCTCAAATCAGTCAGTTCGTAACGACAACAGGAAAAACATTCACTAACTTCACATCATTCGTTGAGTTAGAGAAACCAATCACTGTTAAAGGCGAAGAAATGGAAGATAAAGTTTCAGGACGTATTTCAGGTGAAATGTTCGGTAAGCAGCAATCAAAAGACGGTATTCAATTCAAAATCGCCTTTTATGCTACAGATCGTAAAAATAAAAAGAACCGCGCAACACGAGCTAATGGTGAACCAATTGATGTTTCAATTCTTACATTAGAAGCGGTTGATCCGGAATTAGTTCAGCAAATTGCTAACACTCCTGATGGTGCTAATGTTGATATCGGTTATTACTACATCAATAAAGATGATGTAACTTATGATGAATTCGGAATGGCTGAAGGTTCAGGTGAGAAAATTGAACGTATTGAAGTTAAGAAATTCAAAATGTTAAAAGCTCCTGAAGGCGGCGGCTTCTCAAATGGTTTCGCTGGTCAACAAAATGGATTCCAACAACAAGGATTCCAAAATCAGCAACAACAGCAACAACAAGGGCCACCACCAGGATTCAACCCACCAAATGAAAACGGTGGTTTCTCACAAGGAAATGAAACACAATTCAATCAGCAGCAAGCTAACAACTTCCAACAGCAAACGTTTGGTGGACAAGCTGGCTTTGAACAACAACAGGGATTTAATCAACAACAAAACGGTCAACAATTCCCTGGAAGTGACACTGGATACACTGGTCAATTTCCATTCGGCTCATAATTAAAGGGGATTAATTCCCCTTCTTTAATAAAATTGGAGGTAATTAGATGAATCAAATGAACATGAATCAATTCAACCTTATGAATAATTTCCAGGATGCGGCTGCTCAAGGTGCTGAACCTGTTAAAGTTTTACTAACCGGCCCTTCAGGTAGTGGTAAAACATCATCTATCGCTTACGGCGCTCCTAAGCCTTTGTGGGCTATCGATATGGAACGTAGTGGTTTTAGTCAGTTAGCTAAAGAAGTCGATGGAATTAAGGTGTACAAGACATCTAATCCACAAGAAGTTTTAGCTCTTACTCAACAGCTGTTAGCTTTCAAGCGTTCAGGACAACAATTACCGTTTAAATCAATCGCTTTAGAGTCAGGTACAGTATTGTACAACAAAATTAAAAGTTATTGGAAGAAACAGTGGGGTAAAACAAAGCTTGAACCTACTGAATACGAAACGCCAAAAGATGAATTTTATGAAATCATCGAAAACTTGAAAGAGCTGGATGTTCATTTATTTGTTACAGCACACGCTTCTGATAACTACCTAAAAGGTACATTTATGAAGATTGATGCAGTTAATCCGATTAAAGCTGATTGTGATAAACGTCTGATCCACGAACTAGACGTACACTACATCCTTTCAGAAAAGTCAAAAGGTGTTTACACGGCCCAATTGAAAAAGAACCGTCTGAAGGATTCTAAAGGGAATAGCTTGCTGCCTGATGTGATTGATAACTTCGACAATCGTTCGCTGGTAAATATGATTATCGAAATGTCACAAAAAGATGAAGGTTTCGCTAAAGAAAAAGTGGGCCAAACAAATGTCATTAAGACAGATGGTGAATTAGCTAAGATGATTGACGATATCGTTGACTTAGTAAACAACCAATTAGGTATTTCAGGTGAACGTGCTGTAGAGATAATGCAAGAAGCAACCAATAGTAAAATAGCCAATCCGACAGAACTCACAAAGGATCAGGCGCGATTAGTAATTAACCGTCTACGTTTACTTATGGAAGAAATGAATAGTTCAGGGGATGAATAATCTCCCCTGATTCAAGGGGGAAATGTTAATGATTAAGTTAGCTAAACTGTACGCTGAAGGTGAAAGCCTAAAGGATATCATGATCGAAATGGATTATGAAAATGAAGAAAGTGTTAAAAATGACCTTTGTAACTATCTTGATTTGAATAAGAATTACATTGGAAATGGTAAACGCTTCTTATTTACTGAAGAAGTTAAAGATGTCATAACTGACCGCTTTTTAAATGGTTATAGCATTTATTCAATCGTCCAGGATACAAAATTACCGACTAGTACAGTTTCTAATTTTATCAAAAGTCGTGACGTTTCTACTGAAAGACGTTTCAAATACGAAAATCTGAAGTGGAAAAACTTTGAACGTTGCCCTACTTGTAAAGATACTAAGTACGTACGTCGATTAGGAGTACATAATTTACAGTCACCATCAGAAGAAACTAATCAGGCTTTCTGTACAAAATGTAACACGGAATGGTACAAGGAAGATGGTAAGGTTCGCAAGGTCAATTGGGAAATGATTAAATAGGAGTGGTTAAGGTATGGTATATTCATTTATTGATTTAGAAACAACAGGTTTGATTCCAGGAGCAGATCAAATTATTCAAGCTGCTTTGATCCGTACAGATGAAGATTTCAATATCGTTGGAGAAACAAACTTCAAAGTTAAGCTTCGTAGAGGTAAGCAATTAACTCCTTTCATTATGGAGCTGCTTAAAGTGAAAAAAGAAGACTTGCAGCATGGCCTTGATGAAGAAGATGCAATTTATATGATTAGTGATTTGTTAAAAGATACGATTACTGTAGCTCAATTCGCTTCATTCGATTTAGCTTTCTTGAATCAAGGTGATCCATGTTTGAAGCTTAACTTAGGTTCATTCATTTGCACCAAAACATTAAATCAGTATCATTATCCTGATGAAAATTCGTCATTAAAACCAACGTGTGAACGTCTAGGTATTAAACTGGACAATCACCATGACGCGTACCATGACATTAAAGCTACAATCGAAGTATTGAAGCACCATAAAGAACAGGGCCACGAAATCCTGATGAACACAATGATGAAATTCCCAACTAGAAAACTGTTATTCGTACCTGAAAACGCTACAGTTATCGATACAGAAGGTAATCCAATCAATTAACAGGAAGAGGTTTTTACATGGATATTTACAAAGGATTTCAAAATTTCACAAGTGACGAACTAAACGCTCATATCGAACAAGGCGGTACATTTTATAATAATCAGTACATTATTATTGATAATGCTGATATTTTCCGCTGGAATGGTCAAGAATTAGTTCCTCTAGCTTACGATGTAAAGTCAATCAAACCTAGAAATACAGAACAGAAAATGGCTTTCGATTTATTAGATAACGATGAAATCCCTGTAAAAATTTTAACCGGTGTTGCCGGTGGTGGTAAAACAAGAATGGCTTTCGAATTTGCATTAAAAAAGCTAATCGATTATCACAATCCTATTGAAAAAATCTTAATTTTACGTAATCCTGCTACAGTCGGAAAGGATTTAGGTCTATTACCAGGAACGAAAGAAGAAAAATTAGCGCCCTGGATCAAGACAATCACTAACCTTTGCGGCGATGAAGCTTACGATTTAATGTCTTCTATTGAATTCGATACTCCTGCTTATCAACAGGGGATCACATGGGACAAGACATTTGTTATTGTTGAAGAAGCTCAAATGCTTTGTAATGACTTGTTTCAAATGTTAGGTTCTAGGGTAGGATTTAAGAGCAAGATCGTTTACGCTGGTGATTATAAACAAGCGTTTGACCATAAATACAGAGGTGATAAAAACGGCCTTCTGAATGGTGTTAAAGCATTTGAAAACAACGGATGGCCTTCGCTGGTAGGGCTAGTTGAAATGCAGAAGTCAGAACGTAGTAATGTAGCTCAATTATTCGCTAACATTTGGTGATTAATTAAATAAGAGGTGTTTATCATTGCACCTCTTTTTATTTTGTCTAAAAAAGGAGATTATACTATGATTAAAAATAAAGATGTAACCGATTTATTTATCAAGACATTTGAGCATGGGCAACCTTTCACGCCTTCAGAAAAGCGCCGTATGGGTATTATGCTTGCTCAACTTCGCAAAACAGTCAATAAATACCTGGAAGAAAATAATATCGAAACTGATCTTTCTACAAACGAAATCATTATTAATACAATCAAGTATTCGCAAATGACAGGAAAACGCTTCAGATCGATTGGAAGTTTAGGTTATGATGTTCTACCCGAAAGCTTGAAATATTGGAAGGGCCGTGCTGTTGCTGAAGAAATTAAGGCCCACGAAAAAGAATCTTCAAATGATTTAGATATTTATAGCCCTAAACAAAAAGAAAACGTTGAAAATAATGGTTTAAATGGTTATAATAAAGATAAGAAAAAGAAATTAAATTGGCTTGACACTGAAGAGTGGTGATAAGGGAGGTAATTTAATGGCAAATCATTATAAAAATAAAGTTAGACGTAATTTTATAGGTAATGTTAAAGTGTTTATGTCAGATCATGCAGTTATTCGTTTTGTTGAAAGACAGAATCTTGATCCAGCTGGACTTGACATCAACGCTGTTCGAACTGAAATTATCCGCAAATTCAGAAATTCTAAGTTAGGCGGCTTCTTAGCGAATGGAAAAGAAAGACGTTATGAAGTAGCTGGTTCTATGAATGAAAGGATGCAGTTCATTTGTAAGAAAGAAGAGTGTGGAAAATATGTCATCATCAGTTGCCAATTACAAGGCAAACGTAATGATTGGTGGAAGAATGAGGGGTTAGTGAAAAATGCCTAGACCTAAACGCGGCGTTTCAATGCAAGAATTAATGAAGAAATGGAAGCAGCAAGATAGAAATAACATCACCGTTTATGATACTCACAATTGCAGAATGCCAAACGATTTCACTGATTGGGCTTCTTTAAGTGGTGAAGTGGTTAGAAGCGAAATGACTAAGGAGGAAGTCAATGAATACTTTTCTAAAAGGTCAAGATAGAATCGTTTGTTTGGTGGGTAAAAGTGGGACAGGCAAATCAACAATTTCAAAAGAACTAGAACGTTACGGATTAACGGATTTAAAAAGTTACACTTCACGTCCAAAGAGATTTGAAAGCGAAGAAACTCATGAATTTATTACACCTGTACAAGCTACTGTAATGCTTCATGAAGAAGAAATTATTGCTCATACCAGGTTTGATGGTCATGATTATTTCGGTACACTCAAGCAGTTAGTCGAAAGCGATGTTTATATTATTGATCCAGCTGGTGTTGAATTCCTAGCTACTAAAATAGGAAGAGAAAACATAATGGTCATTTATGTTGAAACATCATTATTAAGAAGATTTCGACGTATGCGTAAAGAACGTGGTTTCAAAAGCGCTTGTCAACGTATTTGGCACGATAGAAAAGCATTCCGATTCATCGATTATGATAGAAAAGTTAAAAATAACAATTTGTGCGATTTGTTTTATGCACCTATTCATATTGTGCGGTGGGTTAAGATTTGGAGGTAATTAGCAATGACGGTTAGTGATCCTAAAGCAGCGTTAAGCTCAAATTCAACAGAAACATATATCTTGAAGGTTTTGATGACAAGACCTGCTATGATTACAATAATCGGTCAGGAATTAAAAGCTGATGACTTTTTCTTTCCTTACTGTAGATTTACATTTGGTGCTATCAAACGCCTTGCTGCTGATGGTGATGTAACTCCTGAAGGTATTATGACACTTCTTGAGAATACGAACAAAGAAGGCTATGATTGTTTAATGGGTATCGGTGGTGTACAAGCTGTAAGAAGTCTTGTAGACGATACACTACCTGAATCACCAGCTGTAACAGAACAAATGAAAACGTTAAAAAGTTTATCTTATCGCCGTAAATGTATTGATCTTTCAGCTAAAATTCACACATTCGCTATAACTAACACTGATGAAGGTAATAAGCAGTTTGAAGACCTGGAAGAAATGGATACTCACATCAAAACTGCTACTTATTTTCTCGCTGATTCAATTAGAACTCACGAGAAGATAACTAAAATTGGTTCAAAGTTAGACCGGATCAAAGAGAAGATTAAGAACAAAGAAATCGAAGGCATTAATATCGGCGGTAAGTATCCTAAGATGAATAAATTAATGAAAAATCTTCGTAAAAAAGCATTGTATGTTATCGGTGCTGAAGAAAAGATTGGTAAATCATCTGTAATGCTTGATATTTCCTGGTATGTAGCTAGAAATTTAGGAATACCAACAGCTTATGCAGATACAGAAATGTTCGATGAAGAAGTTTTAATGCGATTATTGGCGAAAGAAGCTGGCCTTACCGAAGAACAGATAATGGCATCAGAAGACACTAAACCAAATGGTGAGCCTTTCTTAACAGATAAGCAAAAACAAGCGCTAATAGATGCATATGACGTGATTGAAATGACACCGTTTTTTCATTTTAACGCGAACGAAATGACCAATTCAGAGCTTGAAAGTAAGGTCAAACTGCTTCAAATGCAGGAAGGAATTGAACTTTTCACTTATGACTACGTTAAAATTCAGTCTCATGAAGTAGAAAAGGGCCGTACTGATTTGTTATTAGCCGCTAAAATCGATACACTTAAAGAGAAAATCGCTAAACAATGTGATATTCCTGTTATTACAAGCGGTCAGATGTGGGTAGATGAAAAAGGTAAAGCTAGATTTGCCGAAACTTCTCACTTTACAAAACTAGGTGATGTTATTTTCGTTCTTAGAAAGAATCGTCCAGGGTACGAGAATTCACACCAACATCAAGGAACACATTATCTTGAGCTTGTAATGGGCCGTAAAATTGATCGTAAAGATGAAGGGAAAACAGTTGACTTATGGTTCAATGATTTCCATAGAATAAAGGAGCTATAGTTATGAAGAAGATACCACTTTCTCAAGGGAAAGAAGCTATTGTTGATGATGGTGATTATGAAATCATTTCTCGTTTTAATTGGTATTTCAATAATGGTTACGCTTCAAGACTAAAAAGAATCAATGGCGAACGTTTCAGGATATATTTGCATAGGTTCATTTTGGGTGTTATTGATCCTAATGTAGTCGTGGATCATATTAATGGAAATAAATTAGATAACAGAAAGTCTAATTTAAGAATTTGTACTCCACAACAAAACAAGTGGAATAGAAAAAGTATCAGTGGTTCTTCTGTTTACCTGGGTGTTTCTAAGAAAAAAGAAACAAGCTGGAGAGTCTCTATAACTAAAGATAAAAAAGATTACGATTTAGGAACTTATGATAACGAAATCGATGCAGCGTTAATTTACAACAGGAAGGCTATTGAACTTTTCGGTGAATTCGCTTCTCTTAATCCAGTTGAAGATGACGGTAGAAAAATAATAACAAAAAGAGATAAAACGAAAACTTCGAAACATAAATACATTAATTGGTATAAAGCTGGACAAAGTTTTTGTTTGAGAATCACGATAAATAAAGAAAAGATTCATTTTGGTTATTTTAAAAAAGAGGAAGATGCTGTTGAATTCAAAAGGATAGTATCTAATCTTTTTGAATTAGGGGTGGAATAATTGATTTCTCAAGAAGAAATGAAAGAACTTAACAGAAGTATTGATATAGGGGCTTTAATGACTTTTATTAATGCTCCTATAGAAAATCTAAAACCGCACAAAAAAACAAACAAAGGTATTGTTATTGATTGGAGAATTAATGCGTGGTGGAGAGGTGGCGATAATCCAGGAGGTGTTGGTGTCACATTCTACCCAAATGAAAGTAAATGGCGTTGGAGTGACTTTACACACCGGACTTTTGGGAATATAGACACTGTTGATTTCCTAACTAAACACATGGGATATAGCTTCAGAAAGGCCATAGATGTTATGGTGTTCGCTTCAGGTAGCGAGAATGGAGTTCACGAAGCGACTCAAATAGAACTTGAACCGAAAGTTATCAAACCTACATATTTCGATAAGACAACCTTAGAAGCTTTTGATAGCGGAAAGTTACATGTATATTGGCAAGGACGTGGATACACTCCTGAAATTGCTCAAATGTTTAAATTAGGATACTGTAATATGAATAATTTGCTCAAAGATCGTCTGACTATACCTATTTTAGATGAAAATATGCGGATCATAGCATTCCAGGGCCGCGCAACAAACGATGAAACGTTTCCTAAATACTGTTTCGGCTCAACGGAACAAGGTTATTTAGCTAAAAGGACGTTATATAATTATCGTGTTGCGAAGGTTCACGCTATGTCTCGTGGGTGGGTGGGAGTCGTAGAAGGTGCTGCTTCTGTATGGAGAGCTGTACAATACGACTACGGAAACTTTGTTGCTACTTTAAGTAACACAACAACACCTGAACAAGTTAAGTTACTTTGTGATATGGGCGTTGATAACATTGTAATATTTGCTGATAATGATGCAACACAAGCTAGTCAAGCTTCAGCTGTTAAATTAGCTGCTGAATTAAAGCAAAGAGGTAAGAACATTTGGTTAACAATGCCGCCGACTTTAGGGACTGATCCAGCGGATACATTGAAAGATACTTTTATGCTTAGTTTAAAAATGGCATCTAAATTTCAGGGGGTTTAAAAATGAGTGAAAATATCGTGCAAGTTAATGAAAATATTATCAATTTTGAACAAGAAATCGTTACTGCTATGATGGTTATTCTCGAAGGTAAAGTAGAAAATGATCCTGAATACCTTCGTTATCTTTCGTACATGTTGAGAATGAGTCGAGAAGAGACTAGGAAGTGGGATGGTGTCAAACACCGATAAATGTTTATATTGCAGCAATAAAATGACAAACGATTTTCACTTATGTGATGATTGTTTTAAGGAGCAGATGGAGATATGGGAAAAAGAAAAGGAAATGGAAGAAAGAGAGTACAGAAGGACACGGTTATGATTACCCTGGTAAATGGTAGTACAATTGAAATGAAACGAAACGTAAGTAAAGTTCGATCAGGACGGATGAAAAACTACATCCCTTGTCCATCTTGTCAAGAATTTAAGTGGGTAGGTGTTAAAACTAAAGCGTTTGAAGCTGGATTGTGTACCGATTGTTACAATGAATTGAATGATAAACTTAAAGAAGATGTTAGAAAGTCGTTTGAAAAAGCTGTAGCTCGTAATGGTGAAGCTCTAAAAAGATTATCTGAAAGTGATGGTGTTGAATAATGGGTGTAGATTACTTAACATGTGCAAATTGTGAAGATAACTTTCCTGATTGTGGGCCACACGTAAGTTGTGACTGCGGTAATCGTTGGTGTGATGATAGTTGTGCTGAAGGTGATGGTTTCCGTGAAGAACCAAACGGATTCACTCCTAAAAATGGAACTTATGAACAAGAAACAAGCTGCAATTATTGTCGTGGTGAAGATGTTGATGATGCAGATTTGTTAGCTGCTTTTTTACACATGACTAAGATGACTCGTGAACAAGCTGTAGAATGGTATAATAAAGTCCAAGCAAAAAAGGAGTCAGAAAATGCTTCACATTAAGGAATTTTGGGGTGAACAAGATCGAACCGTAAATAACTGGATACGCCAATACAATATTAACGTTGTTGATATTAAAAGTAATTTAGCTATGAATAATAACGAAACAATTCACGTTATCGTTGTCATATACAAGACGATTGATAACGAAACGATTAACCTTAACGGATTAAATAAATAAGCTATAAGCCCTGCTGTCCATTCGGTAGGGCTTTATATTATTGGAGGTAGTTAATATGCAAATGATTACTATGGATACGATTATAAAAGCGATTAAAGAAGAAACAAACACATTTATAGCTGTTAATAAAAGAGAGCCAAACACTGTTGCTTTAGGTGTTTTACAACGTGAAGCTATTCAAAATTATTTAGCAACGTGTCCTCTTACTACTCAACAAGACCTTGATAGCAACCTTATTTGTGGCCTAAGAATTGAAGAATCTATTTCAATGGATCAAGTAAATGTTTATAAGGAGTTGTGGTAATGGAGTATTTGAGCAGCAGCAGGATCGAACTTCATGAGCAATGCGGTCTTTATTTCGGATTTAAGTATATAGAAAAGATGGATGATCTTGATAACACCGTCGATTGGCACGCTGATTTAGGTACACTTATTCATACAATCATGGAAAAGTTAGCAAAAGGTGAATTCGAAGTGTTCCAGGCTAAGAATTATTTCATGCAGAACTATCAGTATTGCTATGTTCCTGAAGAAGAATATGAAAAGTTATATCATTTGGCCCTTTCCGGAATAGAGAGGAAAGCTTATGAAATCAGTCAATTGAATGTCCTGGACGTTGAAATGGAGTTTACTCATTCAGTTCAGTTCGGAATTCCACCTATTCACGGTTTTGTCGATTGTGTTTACCGTGATGAAAAAGGTATTGTGATCCGCGATTATAAAAAATCGAAACCATTTGAAAAATCCGCTTTGAAAAAGAAAGTTCAACCATACGTTTACGCACTTGCTGTTTACGCTAAATATGGTGAAATGCCTTATAAATTTGAATTTGACTTTCCACTTTATGACCAGCAGCATACTTTCGTTATAGATGATGTATTTATGGAGCTTGCAAAATTAAAAGTAATAGGTGCATGGAACAAAATAAAAAACAGTACATTCCAAGCTAATTATTCTCCATTTTTCTGTGAGTCCTTTTGTACTATGCGCAGCGTGTGTCCAATTTATCTCAAGAAAAATATGTCCTAAAAAATTAGAAAAAAATGTTTACAAAATGATATTTGCTGGTATATAATTAACTTACATCACATAGGGTATGCATCACGTATTCACTTTATAACCAAAATTTAAGGGGGAACTTAAATTATGTTAAGAACTATTGAGGAAAGAAACGCTTTATTCGCGGAAAATTCAGGTTTAATCGGCTTCGTTATGAATGATAAGTTAGCTGGTTACTGGATGAAGAACGAAAATCAAACAAATTATTCAAAGGAAGACATTGAACAAGTTGTTTCAATGGGATTATTAACAGCTTGCGCTAAGTATGATCCGATTAAATTCAGCGAATACAAATTCTCTACTTATGCTGTCAAGATCATGGTAGGTGAATGGTTGCATTGGGCTAGAGAACGCACAACATCAATTCGCTTTCCACGTCACGTAAGAGAACATTTTTCGTTGATTAATCGTGAAAGCTCTTTCGAAAAAGACGTAAAGGAAATCATGAAAGATGTTGGTTTGTCTGAAAAAGAAGTTATGGATGCAGTTGCTTTAAACAAGAACTTCACTATAACTAGTACAAACAAACTCATTGATGAAGATGATACTTTCGGTGATACATTTGATTACTTTGTGCGTACAGACGAAGATTACACTCATGTTATTGCTCAAGATTTTATGGACAAGCTGCAACCTAGAGAACGTTACATAGTGGAGCAACTTTTGTTAGAAAAGGGACAAAGGGAAATAGCTGAAGGTTTAGGCATTAGTCAAGTTCAAGTGGGCCGTATTATCAAAAGAAGAATCAAACCTTTTGCTGAAGCTCATTTTGGGAGAGTGGCAATATGATGCATGATATGATTGCTTTCAAACGTGGTTATCTTAATGGATTACTAGCTGTAACAACAGTTCAAAATCCATTTGATTTATATACAGCATTTGTAAATGGCTTTTATGTAGCCGCCAATAATTATTATTTTGAAGTCCAGGAGTGATTGAATGTCAACGTATGATGAACAGATCGTTCGTATTACAAACAGAATATTTACAGAAGGTAAAAGTAACGAAGGTAAACCAATTCGTGCTAGATGGGATTCTGATGGATCACCAGCATATGCTAGATCAGTTTTGAATGAGCGTATGGTATTTAACGGTGAATGCCCTTTCCCTACGCTTCGTAAATTAGGTTATAAAACGCCTATTTGGGAATTGTTATGGATTTGGCAAAAGAAATCAAATATTGTTGATGATCTTCGTAAATTAAACGGTACTGATAAAACAGTTTGGAATCAATGGGAACAAGAAGATGGTACGATAGGAAAAGCTTACGGATGGCAATTAAGACACAAGAAGCGGCCTGTATATGTAGGTCACATCGATACTAGTCAATTGGATAAAGGTTTGTATCCTGGTAGAGTTTTTGACGGAAAACCACATCTTATGCTGGATCAGGTTGACCATTTGATACAATCATTGATCTTTAACCGCTACTCTAACCAAATTAAAACAACATTATGGTGTGTAGAAGATATTACAGGAATGGCTTTACCGCCTTGTGTATATGAAACTCATTGGCAAACATGGGACGAAAAACTTCATCTGACAGTTAATATTCGGTCAAATGATATGCCACCTGGAAATCCTTTTAACTGTTTCCAATATTACGTGTTGCAGCGTATGATTGCACAAGTAGTCGGAATGGAAGTTGGAACATTAGTATTTAATATCGATAATGCACACATCTATAACCGTCACGAAGAACAGATGTTAGAAATGATTCAACGTCCACAATTCAAAACACCTACATTGTGGGTAAATCCTGAAGTCAAAAACTTCTATGATTTTACAATTGATGACTTCAAGTTGCTTGATTATGAATCAGGTGATCCGATTAAATTTGAAGATATCGCTGTTTAAAATCTAAAGGGGGTTTAAGTTATGTCAAATCACTATGCTTATACTGTTAACGATTTTCAAGATGGGGATAAAATTGTTTTTACGGAACACAATCATGGTTTTTATTTTCACGGTGAAGTAACTCATGTTACTAATGAAAGAGTTCACTTTGAAGTTCATCAAAAGTTTAGTATCGAAAGTGATGAATTGTTACGCGAATTTGATAAAGGTGTTATTACCGGTTCTGTAAATGAAGTCACTATTCATCGATTAACTTTCTTAGGTGACAAATCTAACCGTTTGGAAGTCAAGTTGGATCAGCGACAAAGCGCTATCTTACAAAGCTTGTTCTTTGATTTAGCTAGTGATACAACAGATGGTAAATGGTTAGAGTCACTTAAAACTGATGCCTGGAAGAATGAATTATTAGAAGCTTAAACAATAAAAAAGTCACACTCTTTCGTATTAATGTTTGTATAAAATGCGAAAGGGTGTTTTTTTATGGAGGTAAAGGAAATGCATAGAACTATAACATTAAGTAGCGGAAATGAAGTTAAAGTTAGTGAATGCGATTTTAACTATTTGAATCAGTATAATTGGCACGAAACGTCTAATGGTTACGCTGTAAGAAATACTCCTAAAGGTAAAGTTATGATGCATAGAGAAATAATGAATTTTCCTGAAGGTAAAATAGTAGATCACGAAGATCACGATACCCTGAATAACACCAGGGAAAATTTGAGGGTATGTAGTGAAAGTCAAAGTCAAGGGAACACACGAAAGATAAAAGTTCTTTCTTCTAAATATAAAGGTGTTCATTTTTGTAAAACAAAAAATACCTGGATAGCGAAAATAGCTGAAGGAAAAACAACAAAAACAATAGGTTATTTTAATGAAGAAGAATCAGCAGCTTTTGCTTACAATTTATTCGCTAAAAGAAAATATGGTGAATATGCCTTTTTGAATGACGTGCCAAAAGAAAAACTTCGCGATAAAAAAGATATTCGAAAGATAATCGATAAATTCACAGGTACTACTAAAGATGTAGGGATAAAACAAATAGGTTCTTTCTTTAAATGTGAAATATCTTTCGATAAGAAGAAAAAATTCTTAGGTAATTATATAACGAAAGAAGAAGCTATTGACACTTATAACGACTTCATAAGAGAAAAAGGTTTGAATAAGCCTTTTAACAGAAAAGAGGTAGATGAAGATGTTTTTGATTTGTCTTGATCCATCATTAAATTCGTACGGATATGCTATTTTCGACATTAGAAATAAGCCGAAACTTTTGAATTATGGACATATTAACAATAACCATTTCGAAACAAAAGATGAAGGAAAGAAGCTTATTCACTTAGAAATGTTTCTGTCTACGTTAAGGCAAAATTATTTTCCTCATAAAGTCGTAAAGGAAGAATGGGTTAATCAAGCTGGACTATCAGGATATAAATTAGCGTTGGTTCATGGTATAACTAACAAAGTATTTGCCTTTTCCGAAGTAGAAGAGTTGAACAATAAGTCGTTCAAAAAAGATTTCACTGGAAACGGATCGGCAAGTAAAGAAGATGTTGAAAATGAAGTAAAAAAATATAGCAAAAGAATTTGGCACAAAAACAAAGAATTGAATTTCTTAACTGACGATGCCAGTGATTCTGTCGGTATAGGCATTCATTGGCTGATTCAAAACGAATATTTACCAAAATTATAATTGACTTATAGGAATTTACCATTTATAATAAGGTTAACCAATTAAATAGGAGGTAGTTATAATGAAACAAAAAGAATTGTCAAAAAAAGAAATTATTGATGGACTCTTGGATGTTTATAACGACTACATGTTTTTGTTTAATTTATTTGGTGACAAGGAATATTTTGAAGTTGTCGAAACGGTAGCTAGACATTTAAGAAAAATTACCGCTGAACAAACAACATTATAAATTTTATAGGGGGAATTTACAAATGAACAAAAGAATTACAACTTTTCCAGGAGCTTCCATTGAAAGGAGTTCGAAACGTGATTTTCTTAGCTTCAGATTGCAGTCTAATGGTCTTTTTACCATATCAGAATACAATTACTCTCAAGGTTATCATAATTCTTCAGAAGGCTTTTTCGAAGCTGTGAACGTGTCAGTTGTAGATTGCGTCAAAATCGCTGATATTTTTGGCGCTAATTTCAATAATTTACAAGAAAGATTATACGAATTACAAGCTAACATCGAAGAATTCAAAAAGAAGGAATTTAAAGCTCCTGAAGTTGAATGTACGGATCAAGGAATTAAATTAAGTGGACATGCTGCTAGTTATTTCCTAATGAGAAAAGAGGAAATGGAAACCAAAAGAAAAAAGTTAGTAGCTGAAAAAATGTTTGATAATTTCTTGACAGATGGATATTGTAACGTTGTCGAAAATGACATAGCTGGATTCTTAGCAGAAATGATCGAAGCGAACAAAATTGAATATCATATCTTTCCGCAAATGGGGTACAATAAGTTTGTCAAGATATAAAAAAGAGGAAGGCTATTACGCCCTCCTTTTTATTTTGCTTTAGTAAGACCGTGTTTCTTTAGAACTTCTTTTTGGGCCTTACCTTTCTTAGTAATGAAGTTGTTTCGATACCATGCTACCAGGATCATAACGATTGAATAAACCGTCGATCCCCATAAATAAGCGTTGTCGATCAGGTTAGTTAATTGGTGTTCGTCTACCGGTAAAACAGGTTTACCCACCATAATTAACGTTTGGTTAATCAGGGCCACGACTAGGAGCACCGTACGAATTAAAGTACCTTTGTCCATTTTGTTCACCTCCTAAAAATTAAGCTTTTGGAGCTTCTTTGTAATACCATTTGTTAGCTTTTAGGTAACGAAGGATTTCAACTAATACTAAACCTTTAGCAGTAATTTCAGCGTAAGGATTACCACCTTCTGATTTGAAGATTAATACAGTATCTTTGTTAAGACCTGACATAAAACGCTTCAATTCAGTTTGCATAGCAATATTAACGCCGCCGGTATGAATAGTCATTGCTTGAGGTTCAACATCTTTCATTTGAACGAAACCATCATTAACGGCCCATGCTGCATAAGTGTTTCCGTATACTCTAAAAGTTGTTCCTTTTTTAATCGTACGATGTTTGTCAGAGATATCAGCATGACGATAAACTCCTGCATCGGTGATAGTAGTTACACGAATTGGTGTACCGCCGAAAGATTCAACTTTAGGTAAGTCTTTCTTTTCTGCTTCTTTTTTAACTTCTTCAGTTTTTTCAGCAGCTAATTGGTTCAATTTCGCTAAAGTATCACGTCCAGCAATACCATCTTTAGAAAGACCAAATTTAGCCTGGAAGTCTTCGATAGCAGCTACAGTTTTCTTACCAGCAATACCATCCGGATCACCACAATCAAAACCTAATTTGTTAAGTTTTTGTTGGACTTCTTTTACTAGTGAACCTTCAGAACCCATCTTAACAACTTGAACTCCTGGATGAACAGATACAGTTGAGTTTTTAGGACGTTTTCCTGCTTGTAAATCAGCAATAGAAAGGCCGAAAGATAACTGATAATGTGGAGTATCTTTAATTGACTTGAAATCTCCACCCCATTCTAAACCTAATTCTTTTCCTAAAGCTCCAATAGGACGGTATTTTGAATCAGTCCAATCAACATCTTTTTCATCAGTTCGTAAAATTCCGATATCAAATGCCAAACCGTAGTTATGATAAGAAGTACCGCCTTTTGCACGAGTAACGATAGCAGCTGAAGGATTACCAGCGATTCCACTAATACCAACAGCTCGTAATTGTGCCGTTGTACGTCCTTTTGCATATAACTTATTTTGTTCGTAAATTGTTCGTAATCCTTGTGTGATAATCAATTTATAACCTTTAGCATAAGCTTTAGTAATCAATTGTAGCGCACATGCCTGAACCGATGGATGAACTCCCTCTAATCTAGGTTTCGCTTTCTTCAGTAAATCGTCTAATGTATAAGCCATTTTTACCACTCCTAATTAATTTTTTCGTTCGATACGATCAACACGATCATTCAATACTCTTACACTGTAATTCATTTCAGTGAAATTAGTTTGAAGGTTTTCTAGGTTGTCTTGCATCTTATTTAATGTCTCATTTGTGTTGGTTTGTGTATCACTCAAAGCTTCTAATTGGTCATTATAACGATCAATTGTCAAAACTAATTTTTCGCGTTCTGCATACAACTTATCTTCGCGTTCTTTGCTTTCGGATTTGTTTTCTTGTAATATTTCCATTAGTTGTGCTTGCCGCTGCAAGTGCATATCATCCATTTTATTAGCTTGAGCAATATTATTCTGTTGCACTTGAGTAAAAGCTTTATGAACACTCCACAAAACAGCAACCAAAAGAAGAATGAAAAGGATTCCGAAAACAAACTGTGAACCGGCTAATTCTGAAGCGGTCTTAGTGATTTCAGAAACCATCTGTTTTCACTCCTTATTTTTCTTCTTTTGGTTCTTCAGCTGGTAATTTAGCTTCTAATTCAGCAATATAAATATCTTTTTTAGCATTAGCGGAAACAGCGATAGCTTTTTCTACTTCTAAATCGCCGATCCTAGCCTTTAATTCTTTTACCACATCTTCAAATGTTGGTTGTAATTGTTGCTTGTCCATTCCTAGCACCTCCTAAATTTGTCTCATGTAACATTAATACATATAACAAAATACAAAATCTCACAAAAAAGAAAGGAATGGTTATAAAAACCACTCCATTTTATTCCTATTATTTACTTTGTTTCCAAAATAGCTATTCTAGCACTCAAGGAGTCGATAGTCATTTCTAATTCAGAAACTTTTTCTTCTAATTTAATGTTCAATTCCTTTACGCCCTGGAAGGACATTGTAGCTAAACCATACAAATTAATACCTTGACCGCGCGGATCAATAACTTCGTAAGGAGCAGAATCATAAATCAAACCCATTCTTAACGGATCGATTTTACTGTCTTCTTCATTGTAACGATAATTAAATACCGTTGTGCTGCAAATCTCTTCTAAAACTGTTCTTCCTGTTGAAGTTTTTTCAAAAGGCGCGATATCTTTCTTTAGTTCTCTTAATGATCCAGGAACGAAATCTTTAGCGACCAAGCTAATGTAACCATTATCATTCTGATCTTTAAAAACAACTTGTCCAACAGATCGGTCAAATTTAACACGAGTTGCGGCAGTTTTAATTAACACTTCGCCGCCGTTGTTATTCTGAAGCATCACGTTATTTTGACCTGAAGCTTGTTCTAAACCAACAAAACCAACTTGAGTTCCATTAGCGTAGAATTCCATATAAGCATATGGAGAACCTTTCAATTTAAGCATACCAGCTGTAGAGCCGTTAATAGTTAAATCTGTACCACCAATTTTAGCTTTGCCCCAAACATCAAGTTCTTTCGTTACAGCAACATCACCAGCAGCAAACTTACCATAATCAGAGTTAGCGCCGTTACGAACGTGAATAGCTTCACCATCAGTCAGGCCGATGATTTGGCCCATCCCTAATTTCAATCCTTTGTGTCCACCATTAGCGATATAAAATTTAGGGTTGAAGTCACCATTCATAACAAAGTTGAAAGTACCGTCATCATCAATAGCTAGGTAGTTTGTATCGTTTCCAGCAAAACGTGTACGTTTGATTGTTCCAGCGATAGAAGTATCAATTTTAGCACCGTAATCACCAAATGAAATTGTGTTACCTCTTAGACCTTCAAACTTAGCGGCTCTTAAAGTTGCTCCACCACCAATAATTACGTTACCTGATCCATCTACTGTAAACTGACCGCTACCAATATTTAAACCATTTAATGATTTAATCATACTAGCTGTAATTGTTCCATCGACAATTAAAGAACCGTCTGTCATTCGCTTACAGAATAAGTTATCTGCATATGTTGAATTTCCTGAAGGCATACCGCCTTTTACAGATAAACCTATAGTCATCGATACACAATCAGAAGGAATATCTACAACATAAGAAAACTTTTGCCAAGAAGTAGATAACGTTTCTTCAACGATATTGTAAGAATAAGATCCTGTTTTATCTTTAAATCTCACCAGGATAGTTCTAGCTTTCGTTGTAGTAGAAGTTTTTGTACGGAAATAACCTTCGAAGTAATATTTTTCTCCTGGTCTGACATCAATTTCACGGTCATCATAGTAAGAAACAGCACCGCTACTACCCCAAGTTCCTTCAGCGTGATACGTTCCATTGTAAGGAGCTGTTGAAACTACTGACCAAACAGAAGCATTTTTCCATCCAGCATCTTTCTTTTCGAAGCCGCCGTTTTGGTAAAGGTTTTCCCACGATCCAACTAAAATCTGACTAGCTGTAACTGTATCAGCAGCGATTAATCCACCATTGATTAAAGTTGTGTTTGGTAATTTCCATCTAGCAGTATCAGCATAAGCTTGATCTGCATTAGAAATTCTTGATTGCATATCGTTATTTAGTACGTTGAATGTTACTAATCCAGTGATATCTAAACGATCAGCTTTGATTTTAACACCTTCTGCTGAAGCGTTGATAGCTGTCAATACTTTGTTATTTTTAACAACATTCAATGAGATATCTTCAGCTGTCTGACTGATTTGAGTAGAAAGTGTGTTGATATCTTGTTTGACATCTTCTGTTGAAGGAGTCCAAGCAGTAGCTTTATCACCGTCTTCTACTTTGAAGTCGTATAACCGAATCCAGGCATAAGCAGTAGAACCTAAGTCACGTTTTGTTGTACCACCAATTAACAAGTAAACGTCATCTGTACGTGCTGCTGTAAATGTGAAGTAAACCATTCTGAAATCATAAACTGAAGGAGCGCCGCTATAAGCAGGGTGAACAGTTACGAAATTAGTTGTATCAACGTTGGTTAATCTCTTGTTACCTTGACCATCTTTGTGAATTACATAAAGATAATCCAACATACCGCCTAATTCACTAGTAGCAACTATCATAGAAGCTGTATAAGTTTGACCAGCGATTACCTTGAAAGTTCGTCCACTATGTTGTAAACCTATCGCTTGACCGCTTGCTACAGTTAAATTGTTACCTGATCCATCTTTTGTTTCTACTTTCAGATAATTTTTAGGCATACTAGAATCAGCTTGAGCAAATGAAAGTGTACCTACATTCCACCTAGTCCATCCTACAGCGTTTTTGAAATCAGTTCCAGTTACTTTATTCTGACCACCGATTTTCAAGCTATTGAATTCGGTTTTAGTAACCATAGATAAAATTTTATCCGCTTGTTGACTAATTAAAGATGAATTCGTTTCTACTCTTTCGGCGATAACAGCATCTTTAGTATCTGCATAACCTTTAGCGCTATTTAAAGTTGCGGTATCTTTAGTATCGGCGTATCCTTTTGCGTTTGATTCAGCTGTAGAAGCTTTACCATCAGCGTAAGTTTTAGCATCAGCGATACCTTGAGTGTAAGTTGTTGATTCAACTTTACTATCTATTCTGTTCGAAAGTTGAGTGATGCTTGATGATTGGGCCGTGAATTGATCTTGAATTGTTGCATTCACTGAATCCATATACTTTTTAGCGTTTGTTTCCGCTGTTGTTGCTTTAGTTTGTGCTCCTGATGGAGTTTCAGCGCCAATATCTGAAGCAGCTGTAGGAATTAACTTTTTCCATGTTCCACCTGTATAATACTTCAAGATCGGAATGGTTGTATTTGTATCTAACCATTTTCTCGTTGTGTCGGTTGGCGAAGTGTTACCAATGTGAATATTCTTTTCTGAAGCAGCTTTAGCATTACTTTCAGCGGTATTTGCTTTAGAAGTAGCAGCAGAATCAGCATAAGCTTTAGTATCAGTAATGGCCTGATTGAAAGTTGATGTTGTTACACGTTGAGTAATAGCAGTAGCATTGACATTGATTGCTGCTGTATTTGATTCAACAACGTTACCTAATTCATCTAAAGAGTCTTGAGTAGCAAGTAAGGTGATATCGTGGGCCGTTTGACTGATAGCCGTTTCATTGTCAGAAAGACGTTTCAATATTCCATCCTTATCCGTTTTGTATGTTGACGATAAAACTCTTAATTGTATCTGTTCAGAGTTCTGCTGGATAAGGCTTGTATGACTATTGACGATACCTGAAACTGCATCTAAATCACCATCAAGACCTGACATACTCATAGCTAAACTTGTTATAGCGTTATTCGCGCTGATGTCTAACTTTTTACCTACATCATTAGCTAGTTGTTCATATAATAATCCGTTAACAATTTCAAGTGCTCCATTGTCAATACGCATACCGTACTTTCCTGGTGCATATTGGCCCATACGAACACGTTGAGAATTATTAGCATCATAAACCGATACACCGTAGTTATTACCGATTATAACTGAATTATCATACTTTTGTCCAGCTTGAACACTTTGAGTTTCATTAGTTTCTAAATACAAACTAGCTTTGTCGGCTTCTTCAACTTTTACTTTGTCAAAGATCATTGATTCAGAACCTTTTGTACCAGCTTTCTTTTGAAACTTGACAATAAAAGAAGTTGCTGTAGGTTCAGAAGCGAATTGGAATTCATATTCTTTTAAGCCTTCAGGAAGGTCATATGAAAGCGTTTTGATTAAACTAGTGTTAGCGTATTGCTCAACGATAAAAACGCCGGTACACCCATCTAAACGTGCTATAAAAGAAGCTGAATGTGTCTTAGAAGGAACAACACCTTCGATAGTTTGTTCATAATAACCTGAACCGCTATTTGATGTTGAGATTTCGAAAGACTGATCCGCATGTAAAGCTAATTCACCGCCGGTACGAATCCTAGCTGAAGCATTTCCTGTTGAACGTGTGAATCTCCAATAGTCCGGAACATAATGAGCAGAACCAATTGCACCAGCATCTACATAATCAGCAATTCCAGTATGAAGTTCAGCTCCACCATTCTTAATCATATTTGCATTGATATCGAAAATGAAGTCATCGATAGGATTTCCAGGATTTGTTTTCTCCCATGATTCACCTTTAAATGATTCATACACCCATTGTTCAGTTTCAGTTTGAGTAAATGTAACTTTAGCAGTCCACCCACCATCAGCAGAAAAAGAATAATCGATACGATCAGCGTAGAACGTATGGTTTGTTCCGCTTTCATTTTCAATTACCTTTGCGATATCATTAAGTTCTAATTCAGTGTAACCATCCATATCAACGCCGATTTTCTTTCTAGGTTGAGAACGATTGTCTACAATGTATTGTGCAATTTTTTGAGCTAACTTCGTATTCGTGAAGTAATTGTTAGCGATTTGTATTTCTTGCTTTTTATATTCGTTAATAGAAGGAAGATCACGAACGTAAATTTCTAATGGATTAGCACTTTTAATTGGATTACCACGTAATTGCAGCGTAGAAATTGTGATACCTTCATTATAGTTGTTCTTTAAAACAACAGTAACCAAACCTGAAGTTTGATTGAAATTGAATTGGTTTAGAGATACTGTATTTGCTTTATTTGGCGTTGTTGAGTAATCTCTAGGTAATTGCCCTGTTGCATCCCAAACAGCTACATCAACGTCTGTAAGAGCGTGTACCTCACCTGATAAGCTAAGTGAATAAGTACGTGATTGGCCTGGAAGTAAAACTAGTTGCTGATAAGAATAAGAAACAACTAACAAGTCACCTTTTGCTACATAAGCTAAACTTTCAGGAGCGATTGTGATTTTACCTGTATTTTTATCTACAGTAAGAATATTAATCGTACGGCCTTGAGTTAAATTCTTTACCGAAATAGGATTTTCAGTATTGTTGATGATTGGCAAATGAGTATTGTCAATAAAGAACGAACTACCATCACCAAACGTAATAGGTTCTTCATTTACCTGTACGATATTTTCAGGAGTTTGAAATACAAGCTCTTTTGGAAAGATCGTCTTAGGATCAGAAATAATCGAAACAGCATTTACAATATCTGAATCTTCAATTGTTTCGTCGAAGGTAAAGATATCATCCTCTTCAATTGTGTGTTTTACAGTCAAATCTAATTCATAATCAAGTGCTAACTTTGTTTCAAATACAAAATTAAGTCCCTCAAAGTATGCCTGACCAACGGAAATCTCCATTAGCTTCTTCAGGGCATCAAAACAATTAGCTTCTTCAAATTTAAAATACTGAAAGTTGAATTCAGTTTTCGGTATGATCCGCTTAATTTGTGAAGGAATTTCAGCTGTATCTAAAAGGATATGCACTAGTTCATCTAATGAAACATCCTGGTAAGCTGTTTTAGGAGCATCAGTATTTTTCAGCAAATAAAAATAATCTTCAGCACTTACATTGTATTTCTTGTCATTCCACGAAGGAGCGAATTTTGTGATAATACCAGCAGCATAAATTTTTAACTCTTCACCTTTAAATCCTGTCTTGAGAACAAAGTCAACATTTGATTTTACTTTTTGATAAAAAGGACTTTTAGGATTAGTATTTGAAAATACATTACCTTTGTTATCTGTTGCAAATGTAACGATATCACTAGTAACACCACCGACTGATTCTGTAGCTTTCTCCTTACTACCTGAAATATCTAGGACATAATCAGTGATATTTTCCCACTCATTAATTCTGTTCAGGCCCAAACCTTTAAAATCCACTAACACTTCCATCTTAGGATGTCTGATTGTTTGTTTTAAGCGTTCAACCATTCCTTACACCTCTTCCAAGTTAATATTCCCTGACCAAAAAACTTCATCAGCAGCTTGTCTATCACTAATTCCGAAACTGTCATTAGCAAACATCACGGTATATTCTACACCTTCATCATCAGCAAAGGTTAAGTTTTTACCATCTTCGATATTTTTTAAGAACTGTTCGTAAATAGCAGCAGTTTCATCAGCTGATAAAAATGTAAATCCAAGCGAAAATACTTTCTTAGTGGTGATGATATCCCTTTTAGCTTTACCGCTAATTGATCTACGCATTTGTCCACCGATTACTTTTGTGTCTTTGTTATAAGAATCAGGAAGGAAGAAGGCATAGCCCTCTCCTTTGACTCCTAATCTAAATTGATCCATTAATTACCACGTCCTTCTTCTTCATCAATCAATTCTTTAATCATCATAGCGAATTCTTTCATTTCACTTTGCGTTCCAACAACTACACCAGCTTGAACAACATACGTTACATTTCTAACTACATTAGTATCAGCAGAGTACACTTTCTTCTCTTCTGTAGAGCTATTGTCGTTATTTTGCGTATACGTTGGAGTCGCATATTGCATTGACTCAAAAGCAGGAATACGTTGAGCAGCAGGAACGATCTGATTAACCGTTGCAACCATTTGGTTAAGGATTTGAATAACAGTGTTGAAAATACCTGTTGTAATGTTCTGCATTGCAGTAGATACAAGCGAAGGTAAGTTTTCGAACATTTTACCCATAGTTTCAGGCATCGTTACCATCATCTGTTCAAACAGCGGTTGAAGAGATTGAATAGTAGAACCCATGCTTTGAATCCATCCTTGAGAAACAGCTTGCCAATTTTGAGAACTGAACATTTGAGAAGTCGATTGGGCCATGTAAGAAAGTGTTGCATCCCACGTTGGCTTAACTGAATCAATCGCACCGTTAATGCCTGAAGAAATCGCACCGTAATCATTGTCACTACCCATTAAATCACCGATAGAAGGTAGTTGAGAAGAAATGATTTCAGTCACCATTTCATCAACAGTGTTTCCAATATTGCTGTAAATATCAGCTGTGATATCCTGGATAGCTTTCTGAATGTCTAGGACTTTCTGAACGTTACCTTCGATATCACGCACCGTGTTTCCGAATTGGTCAGTTTTTTCAGTCAGCACATTACTTGTATCCCAATCAAAAATAGAATTAACTTTATCTTTGATCTTCTGAAGGATATCAGCTTGACGTTGCGTTTCTTGCATTTCACGTTCTAATTTCTTATATTCTTCAGTTAAAGAACCAATAGCTGTTTCGTTCGCGTTGAACATATCAACAGAATCTTTCTTCTGCTGGATCAGCTTAGTTGTTTCTTCTTGAATAGCTGCAAGTTGATCTTTGTAAAGTTGAAGAGAATCATTGATGTCCTTATCAGATAAACCTTTCGATTTTCCGTAAGCACTTGTTTCTTTCATCCCTTGATTCAACTTATCCTTATCAGCTTGTAGTTGTTTCAATCTAGCATCAATGTCTGAAGAATCAGTTTTGAATTTGAGTTCAGCGTTTTGCTGAATAGCTGCATCGATTTGACTCTTAACAGAATCCATTTTCGATTGCTTTTTCTCAATGTCAGTACGGTTATCAAAACCTAAAGCAGCTTGACGATCAGCAATATAAGAATCAATCTTGCTATTCAATACTGCATCTTCTTGAGCTGTTTTGATTGAATCAATCGTATTTACTGTTCTTTCCAGGTTCTTGATGACTTCAGGAGTACGTTTACTGAAAGTGTCAAACCATGCATTAGTAGCATTTGTAACACCAGCGATTGCATTATCTCGAACGATTTCAGTTAAGTTTTCCTTGATTTGTTTGATTTCAGCAGCAGTACCGAACAACTTAGCTTGATCGAACCATTGACCAAACGTTTTAAGGTTTTCCATTCCTTTAAATACGTCCATTTGAGCCGTGTTGTATGCTAACTTCTGTTCATCAGTCTTAGAGTAAGCGCGAATGTTTCCACGTAGGTAAGATGAAGTACGAGAAGCTGTTGCTAATCCAAGTGTTTGCTCACGAGATAAAGTCGCTTGACGGTTAGCTAACTTAGAATCATTTTCAGCTTGAGCTTTTGCTTCTGCATTAGCCTTAACCATTTCCATAGTTTGATTGTACGCTTTCTTCCAATCGTCACCTGATAAGAAAAGGTTAGCGCTTCTGAACCATTCTGAAGCTTTCTTAACGTTATCCATTTTAGAAATAATATCGATTTGAGCATCATTGTAAGCACGACGATCTTGCGTTCCTCTAGTTTGAGGACGAACTTGAGACTTCATAGCGTATAATGCTTGAGAATCGTTATAGATACCGTTATTTTGCAAGTATCCGATTGTTGACATCATTTCGCTATAATCGCCTTCAATAGCTGTTACATGACCGTATTTAGTTGCGTATGTTTTTGCTGGTGGTTTAGCTGGTGTTGTTGGTTTCTTAGCAGGAGCTTTCGTTGCTGTTTTCTTTACCCAACTACCATTTTCAGCTTGAACATAACCGGCTTTCTTACGTTGTGGATCAAGAAGGTCATTTGCACGATAAGAACCATCATTAGTAATTAAACCTTTAACGGATACTTTCATGTTTTCTGTAAGTTTTTTATCCTTAGATGTCTTAGCTAAACCTTTGTTAATGCTTTGTAAATACTTAACTGAAGTTCCGAACAACTTAGCAATACCAGCTAAAGTATTACCTGATTGAACAGTATACCAAGCAGCAGGAGGTTGTTTAGCTTTCGTTGTTGTCTTCTTAGTTACTCCACCATTAGCATAAGCGTGAACTCCTAAGATATTTCCAACTTGTGAATATAGGTCTAAAGCACGACTTCTACGCATGTTAGACAAAGGAATGATAGCTTCTGCTCCTGCTTCACCTGCAATACCACGTCCACCATCTACAAAATGAGGTTTATTGATAAATCCTCCATTTGGCACAAATCCGTTACTTTCGGCCTGTTGATAGATAGAGCCTGTTATACCGCCGTTTGCAAAGAATGTACCGCCCCTTGGCCCCCATCCTCTTCGTCCATAGGGCAAATCACGTCTCCAAGTTTTGTTATTAAAGAAGGCCAAAAGTTGGTGATATCCGTTGTAGATAGAATTATATCCTGGGACTTTATACGCATTAAATGTTTGAGGAATATACTGCAAAAGTCCTCTAGCTGGGTTTCCAGCAGCAGTATTAACGTCCCATACAGCACTACTTTGAGTGATGTTTTGGTTTCCTCCGGATTCCCTATTTATTTGGGCAATTATTCCATTTACCTCTGATTCACTGACCGATTGACCCATTTGAGCAGCAGCAGCATAAATCATCGATCTCCAACCAGCTCCACCGCCACCAGGATTCTTAAAGTTTCCAGGGCCGCCACCACTTAGGAACATTTTAATCTGATCCATTGAGTTGAAAGCTCCATCAGCGAAATCTTTAAATGCGTTCTGACCTAATGATTTCAAGTTATCAACATCTAAACCATTTACTAAACCGTCGATAACGTGTCCACCTAAAGCCATAAATACCCTAGAAGGTGACTTGATTCCTAAAGCCTTTTTAAATTTCTTAACAAGACTTTCAGCTAATTTAGCAATAGCTTTTTCAGGATCAGCGATAGCATTAATGATACCTTTAGCGATACCTTTAGGAATGTTTTTAGCTTCATCTTCTAACTTGTTGTATTCTTTCTTTGTTTGGTCAACTTGATCTCGTGTTTTACTGAAATCTCGTTTAGAAGCTTTGAACATTTCACTACCAGCTAATTGTACTTTCTTAGATGAATCTTGAGCTGATTTAGCATGTTCAGCGTGTTTAGTTCCAGTTGTATTTAACTCACCTCTGACAATACCCATCTTTTGAGTAGTCGTAGATGAAATACTAGAAGAAGCTTTATTCGTTTTAATACTAGCCTGGAATGCTTGACCAGCTGTATAGTTATGCTCTTTAGCTTCTTGTTGTTTCGCTTTAGCTACTTTGTTTGCTTCTTGTTGGGCCACACGAGTATTTTCGTATGTTGCCTGTTGTGTAAGAAGATATTGAGCACGTTTTTTCTCTTCATTAGTAGCAGTACCATCAGCTAGTTTACCTGAAAGCTCCATCAATTCATCCATGCTCTTAACTTGACCTTTAGCTTTTTTGATTACTTCTTGAGTAGTATCATTTTGATCTCCAAAAGCTTCAGTTAAGTTACGAGTAGACATTTCTAGGAGGTCTTTTTGTTGCTTACTTAAATTTTCTTGACCTGATAATAATTCAACTACACCAATCTGTTCTTTGATCGATTTGATATACTTGTTAGTGAAACCAATAGCATTTTCCATTAACGAAGCATTTTTATCTAATTGATCGTTCAGATCACCATATTGTTCAATGGCAGGAGTGATAGCTTCTTTATCAGCTTTCTTCATTGCTTCACCAGCATCTTTTACAGCACCCTTAACATCGATTTGACGATTCTTAACTTGATTAACAACATCAGCTAAAGTTGTGTTCTTCTTGATTGAAATGCCTAATGTTGATAATGATGTCATTTCTTCTTCGGAAAGGGCTTTACGAGCTAGTGTTGTTTCTGCATAGTGCTTTTTCATTTGGGCCTGACTCATACCCATTGTTTCAGTACCGGCCTTCATTGCAACCATACTGTTATTCTGTTGCTCATATACTTTAACTCCATCCTTCATAACGCCATTTAAAAGGACTGTAGAATCTTTTAACATATCTACTTGAGTTTTATATTTGTTAACAGAATATTCATCAACAGATTTATTAGCAATAGCTTCCTGGAACGCTTTGAATTCTTTTGTAGAATCTTTAAATCCATTTTGCATAGATTTAAGTTGATCGTCCATCTGTTTAGATTGACCTACAAAGTAAGCAATTGTAGAAGCAGCAGCTAGTAAAATTGTGAATGGGTTTGTTGCTAAAGCGATTGTCATTGCTCTAATACCACCGGTAATACGTCCAACAGCACCACCTAGAACAGTTGCAGCAGTTGTAGAAGCTCCCATTTTAAGGGCCATTTGTTGTGTAGCAGTACCAACAGTATTCAAACTGATTACAGCAAGATCAGCATTAGCTTTAACTTTCATAAGATTGAATGTGAATAAGCCTATTCCAGTGGCAACAACAGGTAATAATAATGCAAAATCTCCCATTGCTTTACCCATTCCTAACACACCTTGAACTAATGTATTAGCTGTTTCAATAAGCACCTTGAACGCTTTAGTTAATCCTGCATCACCAGCAGCTACAGCAGCTAATTGTAATGAAGACCATAAGTTGTTCAATTTAGCTTGTAATGATTCCATGTACTTAGCATTTTCACGTTGAGCTGATCCCCATGAATTTTCAGCTGTTTTAGCCGATTTTAAAGCTTTATCATAGTTCTGCATCATAACCAAAAATCTGTTTACTTGATGCGTTCCAGCGACTTTTAACGCGATGTTCTGTCTTTCAGCATTTGTTAAATCGCCCCATACTTTGTGTAGATCACCGAAAATATCTTCAGCTTTACGAGCTTCACCGGCCTGATCTTTAACAGCGATACCAACAGCATTTAAAACTTTTTCAGCGCCGCCTAATGTTGTTACACGAGAGAAAATTGTTTTTAATGCGTTACCGATTTGTTGACCACTTTCACGAGTCGCTTCACCGATAGCTGTTGTATAACCGATTACCATATCCATAGAAACACCGAAAGCATTTGCAGTACCACCGGCCTTACGAATGGAGTTAGATAGCTGGTCAACACTGACAGCGTACTTGTTATCAACTTCGTTCAATTTGTCAACATATTCCATTGTGTCATCAACACTTCGACGGAATGTAGCAAGGAAAGCGGTCATGTTTTCAGAAGCCATACCCATATCCATATCAGCTACGTTCTTCATCATACCTGTTGCTTTTGTTAATTTTTCGATCTGACTATCATCGAAACCTTGTCTTCCGAACTCAATCATTGCTTCATTGATGTCTGTTAACTTAATACCTAACAAACTTGCATTACGAACAGCACCATCAAACAATTTACCCATATCAACATCATCGTCAAGTACACGGCGTAATTGAGTCATTTGTGAATCTACTTCTAGGATAGTTGCACCTAGACCTCTAAAAGCATCCTGGATACCAAATACAACAGCACCAGCAGCGCCCCACTCAACCATTTTAGTAGCTGAATGTTCTAGTGACTCACCGAAACTTTTCGCTTGCTTGTTAAGGCCCATCAATTCAGCTTGATAACGATTAGCTGATTTACTAGCTCTACCCATTGCATCAGCAGATTTAACAATGCTACGATTGTATTCAGTGATCCGTTGATTGTTCTTGTCGTAATAACCTGAAATAGTCGTTAACTCACCTTTTTCGTTCTTCAACGTTTGAGAGAACTTTCCGTGAGCATCAATTGAAGCTTTCATAATTTGACTATTCTTTTGTAATGAGTTAGTATAAACGTCGAACTTACCTTTGTTATCAGCTAAAACTTTAGATAAATCACGAGTTCCAGTGTGGAGCTTATCGTAATCTTGAGCTAATTTACTTACAGCTTTGGATTGATTTTCGAATTTAGAACGTCCATCAGCCATAGCTTTAGCTAACTGTTGTTGTTCTTTATTCATTGCTGCAAGACGTTTGTTAGAATCAGTTACAGCAGAAGAAGTAGCGGTGATAGTTGTTTTCATTTGTCCAATTTGGCTATTCAATTGTTGAACAGTACCGGACATTCTAACAGTGTTTCCATTCATATCTTTAAAAGTTGCAGATAAACGTCCAGCAGAATCAGCAGTCACTTTAGCATCAGAACCTAATTGATTTAAAGTATTAGCCATTCGTTTAGCTGTTTGTGAATGTTGCAACATTTCTTTTTGTTGACCTTTGATCTTATTTGACCATGATTGCATTGCAGCATCTAAATTTTCAATGGAATTTTTTTGGTTCTTAGCGGATTGACCAACACCATTCATTGAAGTACCCATGCCATTTAAACCATCAACAACAGTTTTTGCTTGTTTGTTGAACTTGTCCAAAATATTCATAGCTTGTGTTATTTGTTTAAGCTCCTCACCGTCTACCTGGAAGCTGATTTTAATTTGATCCGACACCTATTCCACCAACCTTTACATTATTGTTGTCATTGTTACTTGTGTAAAGACTTCCATTCTTGCTAGATGAATACGTTCCCTTAATCGATACGATCCCATGAAACGCATATCAACTTTACGTAAGCCCTGACCAGCGAAAACTCTTTCATTTCTAGGTATATCGACTTTCAATTTCTGAATAGTACGATCCCTAGCTAACACTCCTTTTCCGTCACCACTTGTAAAAACCTGGATAGAATAAACAACGGTTACTCTTCGTTGATAACTGTCAGCTCCTACCCATTTCCCCCTACGTCTTTCAATATTCGATTCACGTTCGAATTCGACGTATATCATAGGAACACTTAAATCTAAATTAGTTCCTTCGACATCAGGGAAAGCGGTTATGACTTTGTGTTCAGGAAAGGCTTTCTTGATATAAGCAATGATAATCCCTTTGACACTTTCGATATATTTTTCTTGATCGAATACCATCATTTAGCCGCCTTTCTTATAAAACCGCGAATACGTTCAATGTAATACTTTCGTAATCGTTCAGTTTCGAATTCTAACTTCTGTTGAGTAGGTGCAATGAATGGACGATTGAATCCTACACTCATTTCAGTTGTTCCGTGCTCAACATTGTAAGCTTTTGTATCCCATGACTGACCATCCACCGGATCACGACTACTTCCATCAATCTTAAATGTGTAATTCTTTTTATAACCAACTAATTGAATGTCTCTTTGTAAAGCTCCATGAGCACCACGTAAATGAAGTGTTCGTTGGTATTTTTCAGGAGAGTATTGGTCATAAACTAATTCGTCTACAGATCGTTCGTACGTTTCGGCTAAGTTACGATCTAAGTCATTAACAACACTGTTTGTTTCTTGAAGAATTTCTTTTTGTAGCAGCTTTAATTTTTGGACTAGATTTTCAGTCGCTTTCGTATCAAGCTTCATTCTAATCACGTTTAACAGCTCCATCGTAATCTTTCACACCGCGAACAGTTAAAGCGTAAAAGGAATTGTCGATCATATCACCTGTATACATTGGAGAATCGATTTTGAATCGTTGGCCCTGGTAAATGAATGTAACATCTGACTTTCCTGTTAAAACATCGAAGATAGGTGAATCATAAGGGAAACGAACAATGCACTCACCAACATTAAAACGTGCAAATTCTTCTTCCATGATGTCTTCTTTATAATCAACAATCTTACCTATTCCGCGTTCGTGGTAGAATTGTTTGGTTTCTGTTCCACCCTCCCACACTTCATAGGTTTCATTCCAAGTAGCACCTGTTACTTCAGTCCATTCAAATACAACGTTCGATCCTTCGCGTTCAATGTTTTGTTTGATGTCATCCCTGAACAGCTGTACAGTTGATTTCTTTCTTCTTAGACTCATAAAAACACCTCCCATAAATAAAAATGAGAGGTAAGACATAAGCCCTACCCCTCACTTTGCTTCTTAGCCATTTCTGAATTATGTTCCTGGTCAATCATCCATTTGGCTTTCATCATTATTTTTATGTCATCAGGTAGGGGATCGAATTCAGTGATAGGATTTAATCCATAACGTTCACAAATATCTAACCAAATGTAATCTTCGTAAACGCCATTCTTCAATTTCCCTCCTACTACTAGTCGTTTTTTACTTCTTCGAACTCTTCTTCATCATCTTCGCCGCCTAGACCTGAAATCTCAAGACCTTTGTTAACGATTTTTCCGATGAATCCAGCAAGTTCAATGTCAATAATTTGCTGAACTTGTTCTTCGATTTCTCCTTCAGGGCGTTCGTCTTCAGCTAAGAACAGTAAAGCTAAATGAGCTAAGTTCTTACGTTGAATAACACCTAAAGCTTTTTTATATTCAGGATCGTCATGCTGCTCAACCACTTTAAAACCGTTACGAGCTGGTAATTTCTTAGTCGGCACTTTTGGTTTAAGAGCATCATATTGTCCATTAATTTCATCGATAGCTTCACTTTTACGTGATTCAACCACGAATTCCAACACTTCACCTTCATCAGTGTTAAAGTGTACCTTACCTGTACGTTTTAATTTACTTACCTTACTTGAGAACTTGTTAACCTTTGCCATTCCAAAACCCTCCATTAATTAAAAAATATTGAACTTTTCCGTTCTGCATCCATTAATACAAGGGTTTTGAACGCATTTCTCATTTCTTTAATAAATTTTTTCGAAACTTCCTGAAATTTCGTAAGTGAAATCTCCACCATTAGAAGAAGAACCTTTTCGTTCAGAAGTGATTATACATCCAGCCATTGTTTCGATTGGAAATCCTTCTTCATCAATCAGACGTAAACGGAATTCGTCATCGATCAATTCAGCTTGATCCTCATTCCAAATAAGACTTAAAGAAAAACTGAATGTTTCTTTTTTATTACCGACGATCTTCTTTTCATTTCGGATGTTTGTTCTACTTGAGTATTCGATACTTTTGTCGTAAGATAAACTATCGACAAACATTAAATCATCTGTTCTTTTTTCATAATACTTATAGAAGTAAGTTACAGCAGCAGTACCGTCACCTACAAAATCAACATTGATATTAACGTAAGAGTTATCTTCTAATGTTAAAATAGCATCAGTGAAGATCATCGATCCGTTCTTTTTAAAGATGTTTTTATCTAAATCAATGCTTAATTTGTCACCAACAACTAAAGGAGTATTGAAAGTGATTGTTTGTGTTTCGATCTTAATTGTGAATCTCGCAAAAGAACCTTGAACCACTTCAATTTCAAAGCGGCCCAAATTAGCTATACCTTCAATAGAATCATTTATGAAGGATAAATTTTTACCTGTCTTCTGTAGACTTTGCGAAATCATATAATCCAAATAAACGCAAATATCTTCATGTACTAAAGTGAGCATACCTATCCAACCCTTCTTTTTTTAATTTCCTGTTAAACCTCTATCTTCTACCCATTTTGCATTAGTGCCTGTTCCGGATGAAATACACTTCCACCCATTTACCACATATTTACTTCCAGTCGCCCCTAATTCTGTAGGTAATGTATTGTGTCTATAATCCCCCCTATTCCCCTGGAATGTACTTTCTAACATTGGGTTTTGAGTTCCCCAACTAATACGGTTAATACCATCAATATTATAGAGGTATTTCGTGTTAATGTTTTCGGTAATGAATCTTCTAGTAGAAAATTTAAAATTTTTATCACTGAAACCAGCAGAAAAAATAACAGCTGAATCAGAACCATTTGTTAATCTAGGTGGTTGCAACAAACAATCTTCAATCAATGTAGCTCCGTCATCCTTAAAAATCGTCCCTTTAATCGCGTTAGCTTCTCCACTTAAAATGTTGAAACGTTCAACACTCCCTTTGAAAGAAACAGCATTTACGTTCGGTTCACTGAATCCCGAATAAGTTAGAGTCATTTCTCCACCAAGAACATTACAAAGTTCAACTACATTTACTGTCTGTCCAACATTTCTTGCTTCTGCATGACCATATAGACGGATGTTACGAACAAAATTTCCGTTGTTGCTCCCTAATTTGATAGGTGTTTTACCGCCGTAATAACAACCTCCATTAAATTCGAATGTATCCATATTGACCGTCCCACTAACTTCTAATCCTATCGCTGTTGCATCAACTCTTCCGAAAGTACAATCTGTAAAAATAGCAACTCCACTATTGTATCCGTCTGCTGTAATCCAAACACCTCTACCTGTTGAATTTCCGTATCCAGTACGAACTTTATGGAAGGTATAATGAGATGCATTGACTGTAGTGATTCCTGTATAAGAAGAACCGATACCTGATACTGAAATCGTGTTCAAATCGAAGTCAAGAGGTATGGAATTATCTGGTAAATTAGCGTAAAAATCACCTAACAAAATACCGTTTGCCTTTCCATTTAACTCAAGTCTAAAACCACTTAGTTTATTTCTTTGGTGTGTACCTGATGTTTTAATGGCCCAAACACCTGTATTTCCTTTGTAATTCAAAACTGTACCTGTCGGACTTTCCCCCGCTCCGCAAAATGATGTTGTTGGTGGAAATGATATAGGGTTATAAAAATCAAAATTTCCTAAAGGAGCAACTACTATTCCGTAAACTTTCGCCGCTTCATTGATAGCTTTATTGAATACCGGACTCCAATCATAACCGCCTGATACAGACACTTTAAGATTTTCATATTCCATTAAGCTAATTATATTCTTGTTTCGTTTAGATAAAGAATCGACACTAACCAACGTGTCTAAATTGACATCATTAACCTTTTCTAACTTATTTTTTAATTCTTGTATAATGGGGAAATCACTAGAACTTTGAATAGCTTCTGTACTCAAGATAGATCGTTCAACAGTAAATTCAAACGGTCTTGTTACAGCGCTTTGTTGTGTGCCATCGAAATAAAGTTCTACTTCTGCTTTGACTCTTTTCGGTACGGCTAGAACTTGTGAGTTTAACATTACTTCAACGATACCGCCTGTTGGATTAACAATCGTCGCGTTTTGATAAACTCTTTTTCCATCAGCTTTTAAAAACGCAAAACGTACTGTTGATCCGGTGAGTGAAACTGGAATTTTATTGTTAGTCAAGTTAACTGTAATCTTCGCGGTGTTCGTATCATTTTGATTAAATGAAAAGTGATTGTTCTTAATATCTTTTGATATATCAAGATTTATCTGATAACTTTTAATTACACTCATTTTGTACCTCCTTTTATGACCTGTCTATAGTTATAAATATCATTTTTCGCATGTTTTTTCTCCACAAAAAAAAGAAGGAGCATTAGCCCCTCCTTATTCTGCTGCTGGTGGTTTTGGCATTACTTTGACAACAGAATATCGTTGAACAACATAATAACCAAATACGATCATAGATTTAGTTGCATCATTCAATTGTTCAGCAATTGCCATCGGATCATAGTCCTCAATACGCACTTCAAAATTTGTTCCATCGTTTAAATATACAATAATATCCATTTTAACACCTCATTTAAAATTTTAGTGTGACATTTCCGTTTCTGTCTTTGATTGTGATGTTTTTATAAATACCTGTCATAGCATTCGTTTCTGTTATATTAGTACCGATATACAAAGGAGAAGTAAGCACTTGCCCATTGAAGGTGTTTCCATTCGAAGCGGTACTTATATCTTTTGTTAATCTCAAAGCATCATTGACGTAAAGTTTGAATTGCGTAGGACTCCATTCAATCCTGAATTTTATTGGCACACCTTTTTCTAACTTCGTTAAATCAGTTCCAAAATCAAAGAAAACCCTAACATCTGATCTGAAATCGAAGTTGATAATATGGTTAGCTCCACCACCCCAACTCCACACACGGAAATTCTGACCTGTATTCGTACTAAAGTAAGTTCTATTTACAGTGTTAGTTTTGTAATAGGATTGTTCGTTATCAGGAATGTAAGTGAATTCCAAAGAGCCTGAAACATTATCTATAACACCTATAGGTTTAGTTACGTGACTTTCTTTTCCTATTTCAGAAACTCTAATCCCACCATCTACAATTACAGGTTGATTTATAGCGAATATCTTACCATCTTTCGCTACTGGAACATTACGTGAAGTGACGATAGGTATATCTTGATAAGGTGCTCTAACAAGTCCTAGAGTGTCTTTCGTATTATCTTCTATGCAATAAATACGCGCTGTGCTGTAATCTAAAGGATGAACAGCGGTTCTCATATACCGCGCTCCTGTTGGTGCTGTCAATGTCTTTGGAGCGTTTACACCGCTATAGTGACTCGTTCCACTTATGAAAGTTTTGTTTTTGTCATAATAAGCAAAACGCAAGACGAGTGGGAAAGTATTAGGCATGTTTTCAACTACATATTTCTTTCCTTCTACAAAATCCATATAATCAGTAGCGGCTAATCCAGCACCCGAACCTGTATTTAAACCGTTAGCATCACTAACAAAATATCCAGGTGTTAAGGATTTGAAATCAATCATATTAGCGATAGGTCTGACAGGCTTTTTAGGGCCATACTTTAAAGGTTCGAAATTCGTCGATGAAATACCTTCTTCTAATTGCAAATTTTCAAAAGTGTATTCTCCAGCGACGGATTGAGTTAATCTGATAGAAATGTAACCTTGATAATCAGCATCAACAGTAAAAGAGTATGTTGTAGGAGCGCCAACACTTGCACTTTGAGCTAAAGCTAAATTATTATCATGGTTAATGACTTTTCGTTTGTAGATTCGATAAAGACCTGTAATATTTTTAAAAGAGAAAGTGTAAGTTTTTCCGTGTTCTACAGGTATCCAAATTAATTTACCTTGAGCACTAAGGTTAACTTTCAATTTAGCTTTATAAGGATTTTCCGGATCAACAGTCAAAGGGCCACTACCAACAGAAGAATCATTGAACCATCCTGGATCATTAAAATCAGGAATTAAATTTTTCTTAGGAAACAGTAAAGCTGTTTTGTTTTGAGCTTTAGAAGGAGTGTAAATTTTGTCAGAATCGATATTCAAGTACAAATCTTCAGCCCATAACTTAGTTCTTATTCCGTTTGCATTTTGAACGTAAAAACGACATTCTGAAGCTCCATAAGGAATAAATAATGTCCTTTCCATTTCCCCTGTTCCAAGACCGATGTAAGCATTAGTACCATCAGGTTTCTTATAAAATAAAATAATAGTAGCATCAGGATGACGCTTACCACCGAATGTTACAGTTTTGCCTTGCAATAAAGCATCTTCTAAAAGGATTTGTACACCGGCGTAATCTTGGAAATTATCCCATTCTAAACGACTTTTAGTGAACGTTGTGTTTAATGTTCCTGGTCTTCTAGTCCATTCACCATCAGGGAATGTCAAGAAATTTTTACCTCTATACATTTTAGCTGGTTTGTTTTTTTCAGGAGTCTTTTTGAAAACACTTAAACCACTTTGGAGAATTCTGTTCGGATCAATAGCACCATCATTACTCATAGCAAAATTTATAGCAATTTTTACTCCACCAGCAGGAATAGCGAAATCAAAAGAACCATATTTCCATCCTGTATCCAAAAGACAAACATTATTCTTATCAAAAACAAAAACACCAGCTTTATAATTAGCGTTCATTTCCAAACGATAAAGTTTGTTTTCTTCTACTTTTGGAAAAGTACCGTCATATGTAATACGGTAATCTCCAACTTGTATTGATTGATTTTGTTGCCTAACACCTTTAGGCCATAATCTAGGTTCGATAATCAAAAGGTTTTTTTGAAATAAAGTTGCAGCGAAGTTATTTGTTTCTTTCAAAGAATAAGACTCGAAAGCACCTTCAACCATTATCGGATTAGCTGCACTTAATTCAACTAAGTTAATAGAACTGTTACTTGATCTTCTGACAATAACACCGACTAATGTAGTTGTTGATTCAGTTTTGAAAGTATAACCACTATCCCTCCAGGTAGAAGCGCCAATTTCGAAACCTGATTCACTAGCGAATTGTCTGATGTAAATTTGGTATCCAGGAGCACACTTTAATGTATATTGTGTGTTTGGTTTAACAGGAACACGCTTGTTCTTCCTAATCCTTCCACTATCCACAAAGTAACTCCAATTCCCATCAGCTGAACCATTATTCCAATCTCCATCATTTATATCGAACAAGTTATCGATCTTCTTCATGTTTACCCTCCTTTAAAGGGAAGAGGTTGTTACACCTCTTCAGTTGGTGTTTCCTCTTCTTTTGGTTGTTCTTCGTTATTTGGCGGCGTTTCTTCAGTTACAGGAGGTTCTTCAGTTTCTTCAGGATTAGGGTTTCGTTGTTGGTTCATTATATCTAACAAAACTTCCTCATCATCCAATTTATCTTCAGCTGTCAAACCCTCAACTTGAATAATATCATTCTTTCTCCATTGAGCTGCATTCATCAACCAAACTTCACCGATAGCTTTTAATTGATCGTAAATTTCTCGTGTTAATGGTAATTCAGCATTAGCGATGTCAGGGAATACATTTTTGAACCATTCTACCCTAGTGTAACCATCCAAATAAATACCGTTATTTTCTCCACCAGGAATTAAAGGGAAAATTTCACCATCGAACATGCTCATTTCTTTTGGCATCGCTTCAATAAAAGTAGTCATCTTTTTACCTCCTTATTAATTAAATTTTCTTAACCAAATATCATAATTTGCAGCAGAACCGCTATTGTTGGTAATTTGGATCATAACGAACGCTCCTACTGAAGCACCTGTTAATGATTTGCCCCACCCTGTACCACTCTTCATATTTCTTTCAACTAATGTATTTCCATCAGGACTACAGAAAACAGAAAGGTTATAATCGTGAGAAGCGGTAGGAACAGACATAACGCCAAAATTAGCAAAACCATCAAAATCAGCAACAAATACAGTTTGAGTCGATCCAGCACCTACAGAAAAAGCAGTCGCTACTTTATCTTGTGGAGTTAATTGACGTTGTAAATGTGTTGGCATCATAATGTCTGATCCTGCTACTTGAACGTTTGCAGCACCATCTTCTGTACCTGTTTGTGGTATCCATAAACCACTTTTAGTTTTAACCATGTTAGAAACGTCTGTAATTGGTTTCCCTGTTGTTGGTTCGACACGAGCAGATGTGCGAAGACCATTACCATCATCATATAAATATGAAGTCATGCTTTAACCTCCTTAATTAATGTTACATTGTTATTAATATCTTGAATGAAATGTTTTTTCTCTTACAAATGGCCTATCCGACGAAAACTCACACGATACAAATAAAAGCACACCTAACTTAATAGATGTGCTCTTTTCAACTATATCGTACCTAAACGATCTAATACGATAAGCCCCCCAAATCAAGGGCCGAATTAGGGAGTCTCGTGACTTCCATCAGTAGCGAACAGTAAAGTAGAACCTGCTGCTTGTCCGTCGTATAAGAAACGTTTAGAGTAAGAACCTGAAGCTGATACAGAATCATCACCATCATCGCCGCCACCTGAAAACTGTGGAGAGTTAATGTCAGCATTGTGGAAGTAGTTAACTTCTACGATATCACCAGCATCATTTTCAGTTACTTGTTTCAATGTTCCTGTTTTACCTTTGAACATGAAGATAGAATATTCAACACCGCTGTAAAGTTGAGAGATATCGAATGTGTATTCTTGACGGCCTTTTTTCTTATGAGATTTTTCGCGCTTGTTGTATTTTTGAGCTTCGTTTTCGTTCTCATTGAAAGAAAAAGAGTCATCATAACCTAATTCTGTCCAAGTGTAAGTAGGACTTGTATCAGTTGGTTTCGCGTTTGGCGTACCATCTGTGAAATATAATTTTCGGTTATAACCATTATAAATTTCTTCTTTACCTGTGAATGGCATAATTTAAAACCTCACTTTTCATCATTTTTTAAATATTCTTGTGTTTCATGGGCCACATCTAAAACCTTAGTTTTAATCTTTTGTCGAAGTTTATCATCTTCAACTAAGTCAACTAAATCTAAAATTAAAACGTGGGATTTCCATAAATATGCATTAACGATTTCTTTTTCGTCTTTACGCATTAGTAAACCCCTCCATTCCCTTCCAAGATATCGTTTCTTTCGATACGAAGTTGTTTCAGTGTATCCAGGTAATGTTTAGACATCAATCCGCGTGTCATTTGAACAGCATCATTTTTGTAAGAATAACTTTCTCCATCAGCCCACATTTTTAAAGCAGTCACAATTGCAATCATTGTCTCAACGATGATTAATTGACCATCTGAAGGTTTATCCAATGGCAATTGCATATTATATTTATCAAGTGAATTTTGCAGATGATCGGTTAGTTCTCCATCATTGTATTCAAAATCAGCGGTATCTAAATCATCAATTCGTGTACGAAGTTTAGGGATCAACGTCTCGAAGTCGATCATTGTCATTCACCTTCGTTCTGTAGATACTGTTCTTCAATCTCTTTCACAATTTTCTTATTGATTTCATTTAAGTCAGCGTAACCAAGTAGTTCCTGAAGTTTTTCATCAGACATTTCTTTAATCGCTGCTTTTTGTTTCGTATGGTGCATAGTGAAAAATGCATCAGCAGAAACTTCATCAATTTGGTTATAGGTTTCGCCTTCTTCACCTTCGTGTACAAGCTGCTTACCTAGAATATGAGAGTAATTCGCTTTAACGAAATCATATTCTTTTTCAGATAAATAATATTTACCACCTGGATTAGCCCACTTGTTAATAGGGAAAGCACCCATAAAGTTAATTGTAAAAAGTTGACCAGAATTATTGATTAAAACGATTTCTTTGTTTTCAGCCATTCCATTCCACTCCTTTAAAGATAAGAAGGGGATAAACCCCTCCAATTATTTTATTAGACAATCTTAATCATTCGAACATATTCAGGATATAATACAGTGAAGCCCCACTCTTTACGCATTAAGATTGAGAATTCGTCATGTTCAGGATCAATGATTTCACGAGAACGAATAGCACCGAAATCATCAACATATCCAGCTTTACGAGTAACGATAAAGATAGTATCGTGTTTGATTACTTCTAAATCATCAGCATCAAGGAATTCTTCTAGTTTAACTAGACGAGCACCACGATAAACACCTAAGTTACCTGTACGCATGATTTCATCTTTTTGAGTATCAGTGAATCCTTCGAAATCAAGAATTGGAGCTAATGAAGTGTGAGTACCTACGATAGATACTTGTCCACCTTTTGCAGAAGCAGCATGTAACATTTTATCTAAAGTTGTTTTATCAACTTCACCTGTTACTTGAGCTTTAAGCTTTCCAGTAGAATCACCAGCATTTACAGCTTCAAGTGTAGCGTAGAAATAACGAGCATATTCAGTAAGTAATGCTTCTTGAGCACCAGTGATAAGATCGTTAACAGCTGAAATACGGCCTGTTTCTAATTGAAGTAAGTGACAAGCTGGACGAACTGAAAACTCTTCAGGTTGCGCTTTTACAACGTCCTGGAATACTTGAGACTTAGGAACGTAACCGCCACGAGTTGTACGGTAAGCACGGAATTTACCTTTACGTTTGTATTCAACCACTTCTAAAAGTTTACGTGGTTTTGTGTCGAATAGTAAAGGACGTAAATCATATGCTTGCATTTCTTCTTCAAGGTTTTCAGTGATAAGTTGAGCTAACTCATTCATACCTTGAGGTGTTTTAGCCATTGCAGCAATACGCTTTTCGAGCTTTTTACCAGCTTCATCTAAACGTGTTGCATTAGCGTATTTACGAACTTGTTCAATAAATTTATCGCGTTGAGCTTTAGTATATGATGGCATATCTTGTTAACCTCCTATTAGTTAATGCGAAGTACAGTTTCGCCATTTGGGAAAATAGCTACTACTTTACCTACAGCAGTATCAGTTGTTTTCTTTTGGAATTTACCAGCTTTTACTTCGATAGCATCACCGACAGCAACAGTTGATCCAAGTTTATCTTTCATTAAAACGATTTCATAATCTTTACCAACACCTACACGGTGACGTTCGCCTTTTTTAATAGTAAGATCGTCAGCACCTTGTACATTGAAGATTACTTTATCAGCAACACCTTCAAATTCAGCACTATTAGCAGCAACTTCAGCTTCCATTGTTACGTCATTACGTTTGACAGCTGTACCGAATGGCATATCAGCAGCGGCTTTATATTCACCGTGTTTAGTTACGTTTAAATCTTTACGGTAGTAAAAAGAAACTTTATTTGTAGCCATAATTTTTTAACCTCCTGATTAGTCGTTTTCGATTCCGTCAAGGAAACCTTTAGAACCTGACAGATCAATTTTAGTGTCTGATGTTACACCAGCAAATTCAGAACCTTGAGCTGGTTGAGAACGTTTAGCAGTATCTAAAACTAAAGCATAAACATCTTCAGACATACCAGCGAAACCTTCTTTTTTAGCAGCAATTTCAGCTTCTTCGAATTTAACGAATTGAGCCATTTCAGCAAAACGTTTTTCAGCTAATTCAGCTTTTTCTTTTTCTGCTTTTTCAGTCTCAAATGCTTTTACTTGTTCAGTAGCAGCTTCAAGATTTTTATTAGCAGTTTCTAAAGTTTCAGAAAGAGTTTTCTTAGCGCTTTCTAATTCCTTATTTGTTTTTTGAGCTAATTCAACATCAGCTACAGCTTTCTTTAATTCTTCAGCTTGAGTTTTAGCAGCTGCTTCCATTTGACCAATTTTTTGTAGGGCTTCTTCTAAAGTCATGCCAATACCTCCTAAATTCTTTTTGCTTGCAACTTCTAAAGAGAAAGAAAACGGATTTGCTGGATCATCAACCACGGCACTTCCAATAAACTTAACTCCTTTTAATGCTCTAACTCCACCTTCAGCAACTTCAGAATGGTTATAATGACATTCCATGCTGAACGATAATTCACCATCGTTGTGAAGCTGCTCCATTTCTTGAGCAATTTCAGGATGACGGATTTTCCAAACCCTAGCAGTAGCTACCAAGTGAGTTACATCACCGTCTTTCTGAAGTTCAGAAGCGATGTGTGTACCGATGATTTTTGCATCATCACCCAACTTAGGAAAGTCTGTTACGGAATGTCCAGTAGGTAAATTGATGAAGGAAGGAACGATAATAAGCGGTTCATTGACGATTGTTTTTTCAGCAGTTGCTAATTCATCTTCAGTGAACAAAGCACCGTTGAAGTTTGGTACAGAACTTGCTAAAATGTATTTAATGTCAATGTGCTCTTTGTTATTTGCCAATTCAAACTTATTAACTCTATTACGAAACACTTTCAATTTCGTTCACCTCCCTTCATTAGTCCATACCATCAGATGAAGGTTTCTTGCTTTGGTCAGGCTTGTTGACTTCTCCATCCTCTTCAGGTCTACCACCATCTTTATTAGAAAGGGTAGAAGACATTTGACGTGGTTGAATGTCAAACTTGCTGTTTTCATCTTTGATTTCCATTTGCTCATGCTCTAAATCGTAACCACTTTCAGCTGCATATGTTTCAGCAGAAATGATACCATCAAGGTATAGATCACGAAGAATAGCATGTTTGATTTTCTCGTCATTAAGTGCAATTGATCCTAATGAAACTGTTGGATTTTTGTCAGGATTTAATCCTGCTTCTTTCGCAACGTCTCTATATAAATCAGTCAATGCTTCAACAATTTCTTTCCTTGCTGATTCCATCGTCTGTTTAGCACTCTGCATACCAACAGAACTAGTTGCATATGAGCCTTCACCGGTGAAAATAGAAGGAACAATTCCTAGTGACTGTAATAACATCTGCATCGGCACTTCATACTTTTCAGGATTGAAAACAGCTAAGTCAGGCTTAATTGCATCAGCTTTCAAAGTGTGATTACCAACTAGACGTGAAGTTGACTTGAGGTTTTTGACTTTTTCGCTTAACTGTGTTAATTGCTTTTCACCAGCTGGACGATCTTTGTCACCTAAAGTAAAGATGATTAAGAATTCAACAACTTCTTTTACAGTTTCTTTCTCCATATCCATCAGCTCTTGTATATGTTGTACAGGTTCAAATGTGGGAGTTAGAATTGTTTTTCCGTATCGTGTATAGGCTTCACGATCAATAGCACAATGGTAAGCTTTATCGATTGGTACGCTATACTCACCTATAGCATTACGAGTAAGACCAGGTGGGATTGTTTCCGGATCAGTATTTAAACTGACTGTCATAATTGGACGATCTCGACGATGGCCCTTTAAGTTAGTATCAATTGGTGCGAACTGATGAATCCAAACAGTTTCAGAACCTTCAGTTTCACGATACCAAAAGAAGTTTCCAGTTTTGTAAAGGTCTTGAGTAGATTGACGAACAACCTTATTCATTTTAACCTTCTTATTGAATTCTTCTATAAACTCAAGGTTTTTCTTTTGTCCACCATCTAAAACGATGTCACCAGCAGTAAACGTTACATAAACACGAATAGCTGATTTGATAACACCTACCTTATCGGTGTAGAAGTGGGCCAATTGAACAATTTTCTTGAAGTTGTTTTGATAATCAGCTAATAGTTCGTTGCTTTCGTATTTAACATTAGATACAGAAGCAATTCGATCATAGCCTTCTTTATCATGAGAAGCGATTGTATCAGGTAGTTTGGGTTTATAACTTCCATTTGCTAATTCTTCTTCCAAACATCTAACCTCCCTTCTATCCGCTTAACTAAAGTCATTAATACAGCGGTTTGTACCAAATTTCTCAAGAAATAACATCTAAGTAGAAAAATTCTTCATCTTCTTTGTTTAAATGATCCTCAAGCGTTTTACAAAGGTAAGAAAACACCGTCCATCTATCACGTTTAAGACCTGAATTCTTTTCTTGTTCAAATTTATAATACATTCCATTTGGAACAGCTTTGATGTTCGTTACCTCTTTCTTGAGAGCGATCATATCCAGGAACATCATTTCGATTTCTGTTTCTTCGTGACGATCTTGAAGAACAGGCATAATTAATTTTCCTTGTTCCACCATGCGTTTAGCTGATAGACCTAGAATGTGGTTAAGTTCGCTGCTATGTCTAATTAGGTTAAGGATTTTGTCACCGACGATATCAGGTTGATGTTTAGCATCTTCTACATCGATCATAGGCGGCATTTCAACACCTGTTTTTGGACAAATGTATGGTTGACCTAAATAACCTTTGATAGCTAGACCTAATTTCTCACCATCCATCGTAACGTTTGTTAAATTGAAACGTCTGTAAATGTCACGGATTTCAGCATGGATTTCATGAAGCTCCATACCTTTTTGAGCCTTCAGACTAACTATTTTAGCTTGTCCGGACTCTTCATATTCAGCTACAAGGAACGTTGTATTATCAGCGGTATCAGCTTTTGAGATAGAGAAGTCACAAAGCAGCCAATACTTTTTATTTGGATTTCCTTCAGTCATAGGTTCAAGGTTCTGATCGAATACGATCTTTCTGTCAAATAATGATGTTGGTATCCATGTTCCCATTGATTCAGCCTGGAATACAGAAGCGTACTCCATCAAGAAATCTCCTTCAGTATTATCGCGTTTCGCCTTTGCAATAGCCTTTTCATCATACAATCCGTACTTCAATGGCATACGGTAATCTACGATAGCAACATAGTAGTCATCATCACCGTTTTTAACGCGGTTTAAATAGCGTTGTGTGGTGTTGTAGAAGTGATTGAACGTATAGTATGCTGAAGAGAAAATAACGATTCTGTTTGAATCTGAAGCTTCAGGATTGTTAGGATCGAAGTTACGTTTAACTGTTAACATCGGTTCTACTACTAGACGTACAATGTGTTCGTCAATTGCTGCATATTCATCTACGTAAACTAAGTTATAACGTTGACCACGGATATTAGCACCGCCACTATTTGCACCAAACGGTAAAGCCTGGATGAAAGAACCGTTTTTAAAGTGAACGATACACTGTTCCATACCTGTAGATGGAGCTTTAACACATTGCTTGCGGATCAGCGGCGAACGATCATAAACTTCTTCTTTAAATTTCAAGAACAAGAATTTTGATTGACGATAAGAAGGCGCTATAATCCCTACGCGCATACGTGGGAATAAAAGAACGTTAAGGCCCATATCAATAGCAGCTAAATATGATTTACCGCTACCACGAGACATTACCCACAATGGGAAAGCTTTACCCCAACTTTTACGAAGGATTTCTTTCTGATATGGCATTAGATTGATCTTTAATAGGTCTTGGCAAGCTTCCACAGGATGTGTTCTGTAGTACCAAATAAGATCAATATAATCGACGTGCTGTTTTCTTACACCTTTACGGAAATCACGAATGTATTGTCTTCGATTCTTATTTAAAGGACTAGGGTTATAGTCCATTGTTATTCTACGCATTCAATCACAACCCCTCCGATTTCCTATGAACGATAGAATCATCATAAGTGACTTCGTTTTTATTTTCGATCATTTGTCTGTCTTCGAAGATTTTGAAGCAATCAAATAATTCAGCGATTGTAAACTCACCAATATCTTCTGCATCGGACATTTCCAGGCCGGTACTTTCAATTAATGCCTTTTTGAAATGGTAGTAAGTTTTGGACTCACCAATGAGTTTTACGATAAGATCAGCTTTTGAAATGAGAACTTCTTGCAAACGATCCCTTAATTCAATGCTAGGGAATTCGAATTTATCATTAGCGAATGTTTCTTCAAATGCAATGCAAGCATTAGAAAGAATGTCTTCACCTTTAGCACCATCAGAAGCTTGTTTGGTTGTTAATTTCAAACTATCTGACAATTTAAGGTGCATTGTATTTAACTTCTCAAGCTTTTCGATATCTTCTTTCAATTTTTTCTTAGCGACAAGAATTTCAACTTCAGCAATATTAGCTTCAAGCTTCGCTAAACGAATTACACCTGATTGTTGGAAAGGTGTTGAAACATCAGCAGTCGCATAATATGATTCAATGATTTTTCGGATAAGACTCATTTGTTGAGGTGTGTATAAGTCCGGATGCAAACCATATTCATCAAGCTCAAGCTCATTTGGATCAGACTTTCTACCAATAGAAGCTTTACCTTTCTTTAAATGAACAAGGCTTTTGAGTGCTGTTTCAATGGACTTATTCGTACCTTTCTGTACACGTTGTTCAGCTAATTCCAACAGTTCCAAATCGTAATCTTTTGTGTTGACTTTACCTAGTGTGACATTTGTTTTGAATTCTTTGTCATCCCTAGTAAGAAAGACCTGGAAATTATTTTCACTCATATAATTCACTCCTTTGAACAAAATAAAAACGCACAAGCGTTAATCTATAAAGATTAATACCTGTACGTTGGGAATTTTTATCAAGTTCAACTTTAGTTATTCAAACATAAGTTCGGTTCAACTAAAGGTCATCTATCATTTAGCAAACGTATGATTAGCGATTACTACAGTAACCGGACGATGTGTAATCCATGTATTCGTGCTTGTTTTCGGATTATAGAAGAAAAGTGATCCAGCACCTTGACCTCTATTAGCGATAGCTTCATTAACGGCCCTAACTGAATCATTATCAGCAGCTTTGTTAATCTGACCATTAGAAACAGGTGAAAACTGTCCAGGTTGATTAATTACTCCACTGATTGTATTAGGGAAATCAGCATTAGAAACACGATTTAGAATAACTGTTGCTACAGCTACTTTACCGGCGTATGGTTCTCCTTGAGCTTCAGCTCTAACCAAACGTGCCATTAAATCTTTTTCACTGGAAGAAATACCACCTGAAGAAGTTGTGGTGGTTGTAGCAGCAGGAACAGAAGTTTGTTCTCCTACATTTACAGCTTGTCCTGCATAAATCATATTAGGATTTGGAATTTGTGGATTCTTAGCGATTAGCTGATCCAGTCCCATACCATTAGCAGCTGCGATTTTATTCATTGTATCACCGCTTCTAACAGTGTGTGTTTCTGAAGCTTCAGCATTAGCAGCAAAACCGAAACTTAGTAGTACAGACGATATGATACCGACTTGTGTAAGTTTTTTCATGTTGTCTTTCCCCTATCGTTATTATTGACTATTATATATATTTAATAACATTTACTTTAACTATAATTACTTAATAACTATATCGGAAATCTTTTGATTTTCGATTGCTGAATGCAATTCTAATTGTTATTAACTTAATTATTATTAACTATAATATAAAATAATCTATAATTAAAATACCATAAAGTTGTACCTATTTCTCGGTTTTTCCAAAAATGTAATATAACTTTAATAATCGTGGTTAATATTACTAATTAAATACCTTCAATCCACTTAACTTTAACCTCTTTTTTAGCTGCTTTACCACCTAACCTTACAATAGGTTGTGATGTTGTTCCGACACTGAATCCAGCCATATCAGCATATCCGTGAGTCATAAGGGCCGTATTAGTACAAATGTAGTGAATGTTTTCTAAACGTAATTTATGATTAAACTTGTCCACACGATAAACATTCTTTTGGAAATGAAGTGGTTTATGGAAGTGAGATATAACATAAACCATTGCATCAGGGCAAACTTTATCCATTGTACCTAAACGTCTTTCGATAGCTGCTGTAGTAGAACCTGATCCAGCTCCATGCCACAACATAATAGGGTAACTATTCTTATTAATACTATAATGGACAACAGCTCTATAACCCAAGTATTCAATCCCTAACATATCAGAGAAAACTTTCCCTAAATCAATACCTACTTCTTTTTTAGTTCGTTCTGTGTGATTTCCGACGATGAAACCATCAATCAAATGAGCAACAGGTTTTAATTTCTTTACAGCGTAATCTAATTGCTGTTGTGGTGACATTGTTTGTTCATAAACACCTGATCCAACAGAATATCTTGTAGCATTTTCGAGTAAATCACCATTAATAATAATACGTGTTGTTTCTTGATTTTTTAAAGCGTGAGCGATTAATTTATCAATCAGACTTTCATCACATCCGGACGATCCTACGTGCCAATCAGAAAATAACATAACATCTAAATGTTTGATTTTACCTTTTAATTCAATGCGTTTATAATTCATCATTTTACTTACCTCCAAATTCTCTTATGTTGCCTATATTTGAATAAACATCACCAAAAGCACCAATTAAATTAATGTTGTCAAGACTATCTCCTGTAATCCTAGATACTTCTAATTTTTCTTCCAGGATTCTTTTGTGTTTTAATTTATAATCAATAGCATCCTGTCTTTTGTTCTCTTTTACACGAATGAATGGGCGGTTATCAATATCCTCACCCCAATTTTGCAAAGAAGCTCTAAATTCTTCCTCTTTTGTTCTGAACACTTCACATTCCACCACAATACACCACCTTTAATTAATAGTTACAACCATTAATACAGAAGTGTTGTACTTTTTTATGTACACAAATAAAAAAAGCCCCTCCCAAGAAGGAAGAGGACTTAACTTGTCACTACCATGCTGTTTTTATCAATTTTGTAAGGCTTTATATTTTCTTTTTCATTCTCCTGGATGTTATTAATCATTCCAAAAGCTGTTGAGATTATTTTTAATTGTTCTGTCTTATCATCTAATTGTACTTTTAAATCATCTATGTCAATGTTAGCTTGCTTTAATTTATATTGAAGTTGTTCAACCTTATCTTTCAATTCGCTGATCTCCTTGTCCTTTTCGGTAAGGGCCAACTCAAGATCATGCTTTTGCTGCTGTTCAGCGAACTTTTGAGCTAGTGTTAAAAAGTCTTCAGGTTTCACAACGTAATTTTCATCAAAGATATTTAATTGTTGAGAAGGTTTTACTTTCACTTTATTCTTCTTACCTTTTCTTAATGTTTCACCTTTAATTCTTGCTTTTTCGTATCTTTCTTCATACCCTTCCAACTTTTTCACTACACTAAAGAATCTAAATTTAGAAGCTGTAACAGTTCTGACTTCTGACTGATTGGCGTATTTTTCAAACCCTTCTCTTACAGTTCCACCATCAGCAATAACTTGTAACATCACTTCTCCTAACTCTACATCCTCTTCATGTGTCCATTCAACTGTCTCAAATGTATTGTTCATAAAAAATCCCTCCACAAATTTTATTAGTTGTTTATAATATATCCCAATTTAAGAGAAATATGCATACAAGCTTAAAAAAATTTGTAGAAGGGTATACACTAGTTAAACAATTCAGTATCCTTGATCTTGTCGATCATGGTTAATTCCATTCTTACGATCATAAGCTGCAAGAATATCCTCTTCGCTGAACCCTAACTTATGTGCTATAGCAAGCATCATTTCGAATGCATTCTTTACTTCACCAGCAGAATTCAAAGGTAAGTTAAATACTCCTAATGAAAGATCATCAAGCGGTACAGTTACGTAACCGATACCTTTAACTTCGTGGATAAAACGATCATACTTTCTATCCAGGGCTACTGTAAGCAAGAAATGTATACCGTCTACAAATTCTTCCAAAACTACTTCCTTTTCTGACATTGGTTTGTTGCTCCAAAACTTGAAGTCCTTAACCTCATTCAAGAATTCACCAAATTCAACTTTGAACGCAATAACCTTTTTATCGGTCATTTGTTGGCTTTTAGTCAACTTCTTAGTTTTTATTATATGTTCATCTAGTTGACTTTGTAAAGCAAATAATTTTTCCAATTTCATACTAACCACTCCTTATCACTAACTTTTTCCAAATAATTCTTTATTTTGTCTATAATAGCAAGATATTTCCGCTGCATAGTGTCTTTACTCTTACCCATTTGTTCGCCCATCTTCACGAATGTTAAATCATCATGAAAGCGCAAATCAAAAATGATTCTTTCATCATCAGTTAGACACTTTTCTAAAACTTCTTCCAGGGTAATATCTGATTCATCTTTCCATTTTTCAGAAACAGATCGTTCGTTAAATTCTTCATGGCTATCAGCTACATTGTTATCGACAAGGATTTTAGAAACCTTTTGTCTGATCCAGCCGCGCATACTTACAATAAGCAAACTTAATTCATGCGGTTCGTGATATATACGGTAATTCTTTTTGACGTGATAAAACATTTGTACAACAATTTCATTAACAATTTCATTTGTGTCAAAATTAAAGTGATGAAATTTATCGATATGATAAGCATAATGATGGATGAAGTTTCGCATATCTTTAACGTTAATTAGTTCGTCAAAAGCATTTTCATCGCCTTCTTTAATCTTTTCAATCATAGAAACAGCCCAATCTCTAGTATAATCTAGGAAAGATTGAGCCGATTTTACAACTTCATCGTTTGAAGAATTTTCGATAATGCTTTGACAGAAGAGAACCTTTTCATTAACTGAATTGAACTCTTCGATCTGATCCAAGAATTCGTTAATCGTCATCGCACACACTGAACGTAATCCGTTGGATTGAATTGTTAAAGATAACTTGTTCTTCATCATTTTCATCATCAAAGATAATTGCATCTAATTCGTGACTCATGTACATACTTAAATCGTGAGCACCGAAAGGGACTCTAAAAACTTTAACCTCTTCGTTGTTGAAAGTAACAGTCATTTTATATTCCATACACCTTATCCTCACCTTCAATGCCCTTTTGCATTTCTTTGATAGTCTTGATACGAACATCTAGCGGAACGTTTGTTGATAACAATAAACAATCTTGCAGCAAGCCGTTAATGCTGTCAATAGCTTGGATTGGATCGTGTTCAGCTTCTACATACAATTCAATTTCATCGTACTTTATCCAATCTTGAGAATCATCTTGAAATTTAACTAAGTATTTTTCATTCTTCCAGCGGCGGCCCTTTCGAAAGCGGATATCAAAGTTCATACCGACAATCTTACCAACTTGTCCACTTTCAGTTATAACCACTTCACCTTCATCAAACATTGGAATGTGTTTTTCTAACATTCTTAGCCCTCCCTCATAAGAACTCTTTGAACAGCAATATTCATTTCGTAATCGTTATCAATAGCAGTAAAAAAGATAGGACTAACATTGTCTTTTAAGTGCATCTTTATGTTTTCGGCTTTTAAATCCTTCAATGCTTTGAATGCATTAACCATAATTGACGGATCATAAGGATAACCAAACGTATTGTTCGGCCCTTCAACTTCAGCGTTATAAACCCAACTTAATTCAACATCTGAATGAGCTACAGTGAATAACATCCTACCATTTGAAGCGTTAAGAACTGTAACGAAGTCCTTGCTGCTCATTTTCGCTATCTTTTCCATCGCTTCGTGAAGTTTTATGAACTTATCTACATCTTCATCATTGATCTTATAACCAACATAACCTTCCAGGAAGTCAGGGCCAAAAACACTTTTTACATCCGGATATTCAGGCACGAATTGTACTATATCCATTTTGTCTTTATCTTTAGGGAAAGCGAATTTAACTTCACCTGTTTCCTTCTTCCATAATTCGCGGTTCTTCAAGTAGATGTGAGCAGCTAGTCCACCATTATTAATTAAATCAGCAGCTAGGTAATCAACATTGTTTTCGATTTTGAAACATTTTGTATATTCAGGATCAGTTTTCCTTGTACCAATGAACTTTTTCATTACACTAATTAATTTAGTTTGATCTATCCCTGTTTTTTTACGGCTTGCCATCCTTGTATCACCTCTTTTACTATTTTATAACAGATAGTAATACAGTTCAAGCGTTCCTTTTTCTATACAAAATAAAAAAACCTCTAAAATTAATTAGAGGTTCGAAATGAAATATATTAATCCACCTATTGCCATAAAGAAGAAGATGACTAAACACATAATCATTGATCCGTCCCACAAAACACGTTTCGTTTTCTTGACGTACTTGTTATTTTTCATCTTTACCAGCTCCTTTAATAAATAGTATGCAGCTTATCCGTAAAAATGTCAATAAATTAAGCTTCAACTTGCATCATAACACCATCAGAAGTAATAACATAAAATTCGTAATCATCATGACTAGCTTCACGACACGTCATTGATGTTTTAAGATGATGTTTTTTAGAAAATGCTACTTTAGTGCCTGATCCGACAAAGAACTTCTTTAATTCCTTATGGACAGCAGCGTACATTACATCAGAAACTTTATCAGCCATTATTCGTTACCTTCTTTCTTCGCGTAAAATATATTAGGAAAGAAACTTTTGTTTTTACTATGTTCGTCACAAGCGGATACAGGAATAAGTGAATCCTCTCCATCTTCGCCTTTGTGATGACCATAAACAAATCCCTGGACTGTTGAATCCTTGTCACAATTAATGTAACAGCATTTCTTCATTGGACAACCTCCATTCATTTATAACCATTATACAACCAATATGTAATATGTACCAGGATTTCTTTTTCTAAGCAAATAAAAAAAGACTGAAATTAATCAGTCCTTGTTTTTAAAGAATACATTACCGAATATAGCGTATGGAAACCAAAAGATAACACATGAAGCACCGAAAAATACATCAATCCATTCTCTAGGACTGTTTTCATACAACCTTTTAGCACAATAAGCGCCATAGATTAAATAAAGAATAGTAGCAACTAATAAGATCGTTTGTAATGACATCTAATCATCCTCTCTTTGTCGGTAAGGCCAAATAAAAAGAGCCGTACATACATATTGTACATACAGCCCTATAACTTGTCAATCTAAGAAACGCAAATCATAATCAGTCCAGCTAAAGACATTATATAAAAGAAAATAGCAGTTACCATATTCATGATGTATGCAACGCGAATATCCATTGCTTTTTCAAAACTTAAATTTTTAGGTTCTTCTTTTGCGATAATACTTATAGCATGTTTGGTCATCATTAAACCAAAAATTCCACCTAGTATTACAAGTGAAGCACCGATAACTTTAACGACGATTTCCAGTGTTGTTATAATATCCATCACACTTCAACTCCATCTTCGATTATTTTAGCTGGACTAGTTTCTTTTCTAAACCAAAAATTATTGAATTCTTTACCGTCATGCACTCTCCTGAAGTCAGCGTAATCACCATCAGTAGCTACTACAAGAAACGGAAATCCTTCAGCCCATTGAACAATTTGACCAGCTTCATATTCAGTAGGATTAGCTATTTCAAAGTAATTACTAGGTACAACCAATCCTAAAGCGCGGTATAAAGCAATTGCCATACCGATATCAACGTTAAATACATCTGCTGGATCACATTTAGATATTCCTTTAGCTAAAACTTTATTTGTATCTTTCTCTTTCATCAAGCAAATAACTTTTCGCTTTTCTTTAGATACGATGAAGTCAGCTGTACACATATATTTATGTCTACCATTCTTTATGACTCCATACATGAAAGTTGTTCCATCCGGACTAGAATAAACGTTACTAGCAAGGATTCTATGAGCATCTTGAGCAGCTTTTATCATTCGCTTACGAGTATGTTGACCTAATGTTACTTTACCAATTGGAAGTGTTGATTCAGTAGTCGATGGGCCGAAACTTTCCCTAACCATTTGGACTATAGAGTTTTTGCTTTCTGTAATTTGGGCCATTTCTGATGCACCTAATTTAATTTTAACTTCTTTAGGTGTTAATAAATCAACAATTTGGCCTAATTTTTCAATAATCACTTCTAAACGTTCACTGTCTGTTCTGTTTATCATTTAATCCCCTCCAAATTAGTTGTTAAACCACATAGGTAATGTATTTCTCATTTCGATAACAACATTTAGTAGCAACAAACCCAAAAACATGAAAAGATATGATCTTAACTTATTTGTTGAAAAGTAAAGGTGAAAACAATATCCCATACAAACTACAGCAATAGCGTAAAGCAAAGAATAAATGGCTTCTTCCATCATTTTACCTTCTTTCTTAACATGTATTTATTTATGAATCCGTTTTCCACTTCAGCAGCTAACATTAAGTTGATCCGATTAAGAATTCCATTAGCTACACCTAGATAACTAAGCGTGAATACAGCATTTTCTTTATCAAATCGCCACAAGAAGACTGAATTAGCTACTTTTTCTTGATCTGTTGACATTTTACGTGGACGTGTTAAAAAATCTTGTCCATATTCTTTTTTATCTTTCATAATAACCTCCTATCATAAAGCCTTACCAGGAATGAGTCATTGATTGAATCTTTTCTTCCTGTCTTTATCAATCATCATTTGTTTAGCATCATTCAATGCATCAATAAGAACATCTATACTTTCATATTTATCAAAAGTTATTCTTACGGGTGTTTCTTCAACTTCCACTTGATAATTTTCAGGATATTCAGTTTTCGTACCAATAGGATTAGCTACTTCTCGCTGGAAGAAAACAACACAACCTATAGTTTCTTCTATGGTCAATAAACCGTGACCTATTTCAACATCACCAAATCCTAAATGAACTTGCATTGATCCGTTACTATTTTCGATTGGCATTAATCAACATCCTTTCTTCTATCACATTCGTAAGCGAAAATCATACATCCAACAAAAGCTAATAAATTAAAAAGACCTCCAAAAATAGCAGCTGTAGCAGCATCGTACTTATCCGTCAATATGTAACGGTAAGCATCAGTGAAACACATCGAACCCACAACTAAAGCAGCAGCACCTAGCAAATAATACAAAAATTTCAATGTACTATAACCCCCTTAAAGAATATTTGGTTATAAATTAATTATAATCCCTTCAGACAAGCCTTTCAAGCATTTCTTTTCCTATTCAAGAAAAAAACACCAGGATATTAAACCTGATGTCTTAATCTAGTTCGTCTTCTTTAGCAGCACATTCTTTACAAATGACATAAACGTATCCAAGACCGCCTATAATCCATCCTTTAGGAACGTTACACTTTTTACTTTTGTTAAATCCTATTTTATCACAATCCCAACATTTCCAATCCCAATAACCCTTCGTAAATCTCCATCGCTGCTTCTTCATCCCATAAAATACCCTTGTTTCTCAATCTGTTCCCATTCTTCAGCAGTCCGGATCAGATTGTATTCTTGTTCGCGTCCATAACAATTAGCAACTAAAGTAATTTTCAAGAAAGTATGTGGATGTTCCTTAGTCCATTCAGCTGTATAAGGTTTAACACTGATAACTGACTTAATATGGTGCTCAAGAACGTTCATAATCTCTCCACCTTTTCATAATGCTCAATTAGATAGCAAAGAACCATCCAATCTTTTTCACCATCAGCTGTTAGGTAATAAATTTCAGTATCGTTTACATTACCATCGTCATGTTGTATTCCAGTGATTTGAATGAAAGAATCAACGTCACGATGTTTGAAAATATCGTTCACGTAGATGATTTGACCATTGATTTCAGTACAGATGTCTAAGTTTCCTTTCGGTTCAGGCATATTAACAACTCACTCTCCTTTGTACTAACACCATACCCACCTTTGATACAATTCTTACATAAATTAAAAAAACAGCAGAATTTAATCCGCTGTTCTCTCTAAAACATCAACTATATCCCTTAATTGCTGCAAAGTAAGCTCATTTACCTTCATTCGTGACAATGTTAACTTTAATCCTTCAGCTTCTAATACATCCTTTACGTACTGATCGTATGGGCGAATAGCTGGTCTAGCACTCCACTTATCTTTATGGCCCATTCTAAAGCCGCTGCTATCGTAAGTACCTCCATTTAGCAAATTGAACCTTCTAGTTGGAGTGATTTTAGCTATTTTCTTTACCTGGAAATTCTTATATCCCCATCCACCGCTTTCTAAAGCAACTAAATCCCCTTCTTTAAGCGATAACAACCATTCTTCTCTATCATATTTAATCATTGTGTACCTCCAAGAATACTTCTAGCTCTTTAAGTGACATCTTTGTTAATTTCACACGAGCCTGTTCTAAGTAAAGTGTTTTTAATTCGATTCTATGGTGATGATCTAAGAAAGCTTCTTCTGAAAGCCATAACCTTTCACTATATCCAGCGAATGCTTGAATAACCTTTCCATCCTTCTGTTGTATCCTTTTGCAAAGGTTTTTATCGGTGTTTTTAGGCTTTCCATTAACGATACGACTAACATAAGCGCTGCTTTTATTCGTTTCGATTACTTCATATTCCCATAAAGTAGGTCTTCCAGTATCGTAATAACCTCTATTTTCGATAAATACACGATCACCGACTTCAAGCGGCTTAAATTTACTCATATTTTATCACCTTTTTCTAAGCAAATATCACCTTTGCCATCCTTACCTACATCCTTTATTTCGAAATCTTCAAAGAATGCTCCACAATCACATTCGGTATAAGATTCAATGATTACTTTATCGTCATCGTTATAAGAAGGATGCATTAATAGTTCGATCAATTCTTTGCGTTTCATCCGAAATACCTCCATGAGCTACATTTGTTATCTTCAAATGCCCTGGTAATCCCATGTTCATTACAATATTTTTGCTTTGTATCATAAAACCTACAACCGCCGCATTTTTCAGCTAATGTTACAGCGTGAATCTTAACAGGTTTAGGTTTTACTGGATCACGTTCAATAACACCGTATGTTATCACATCGACAATCATATATGATACACTTACAGCATCAGGGAAATCATTTAAGTAATGTTTTGCTTGAGTTTTAGCGATTATTTCTACCATTTCCTGTTCACCGTCGATATGAGAAGTGATTGATTCTGTATCTCCTTTTTCAAAACGTATAGTGAATACGACTTTACTCACTCCATTACCCCCATTCATCCATTAATAATGCAACTACTAATCCAATGACTATTCCGATTAACATACCGATAGCGAATAACATCATTATACTTCCTGTTCATTAACAAGTGATATGACTGTATAATCGCCTTCGAAGATATGATGTTCATCACCAACATCATCAATTACAGTAATTATGCGGTCTTCATCATAATAACCACGATCATACGGATCAGACCATAAAGTTTTATAAATTTTTCCTTCTGTTAAATCAATGTAACAAGCGGAATGTTTTGTCCCACCTTTAAATCTGATTTCACCAGGGATGACATCAATTTCAACCGGCTTACCTAACTGTTCAGAAGTATAATCATCCTGCTTGATACCTTTTCTTAAATCAGCATACGCTTGATCTAGGATATCTTGAATGAATTCTTCGCTAATAGTTGCTAAAGCACCACATTTACCTCTCATGATTAAATATTCAGCGATTTCTTTAGTGATGATGTTACCATCATGACCTAAATATTGACCAGCTGGTAATTCAGAAAACTTAACTGTTTCTTTCACAATTAACTACCCCCTCATTGGAATTATCTTCATTATAACCGGACTATAACTTGTTGTAAAGGATAAGTTATTTGCTTATTTGATTCTATAATAAATTTCCCTTATCAAAAAGAAGGGCCAAAACAAGATCATTACCACTGGAACAATCCAAACACTAGCTAATAGTGGAGTTTCGTAAATAGCGTACATTGTTAACCCTATTCCTATAAGTAAATACACACCTAAAATAATCCATAACATTTCTGATCCAGCTCCTTTTATTTTAAATGTACCATTTCCCACAACCAATTATATTCAACGACTAGTTTTTCTATTGTCATTACGTTGAACTTTTCTTCGCTTACTTTTACACCTTCTAATTCGTAAGTTAACCTCACACATTCCTTAATTAGCTGCTCTCTTGTCATCATTCCGGATCATCCTTTCCTAGTAAGTTATTTCTATCATCATACACACATTTTATTCGTTACATGCATTAACCTATTTTACCGAACAATTATAAGAAGCTATTATTCGCTATATGTCACAAAAAATTTTAAATAAACCGCGATATATCAAGAAAAAGTCGATTATTTCTAATTTGTAAAAGTACCCCCCTGGTAGCTGATCCGACTATTATTAGCTACTACTCGTAAATATTCGGGGATTTATTCGAGAAAAATTAGTTACTCGAAGGGGAAAAATGGCCGGTTGGAAGGAGTGGGGAGTACGGAACGTTTTTATCAAATTTTACGAAAAACAATGTAAAGTACCCGCCACGCTGCTTATTTCCTATAAGTTATCTTATAAGAAGCCCATATACAAGGTTAGATGTGGCCCAACATTTACACATCTTTTTTTAAGCATTTTTTTAGGCCATAACAGCGGTTAGGGTAACAGATCGCGCGAGCTGAAG